GTGATAATCGAACTTTTAGACGAGAGGGCTGAAAAGTGAGTGAGAACATCCTAAGCGCAACGGATCGCAACGCACGAGCCTGCGAGGTATGCCTGCGCGAAGTACAGAGCGAACTAGCGGACATGCGCGATGATCGTGCCGTGATCGTCGCCATCCTCAACCGGCTCGACGCTGGGCAGGGTTCCTATAATGCCGAGTTGCGCGCGCTTCGCAGTCAGCTCGACCGCTTCCGCAACGAGACCCGCGAGACGCTGGCGCGCATCGAGCAACACCTGACCAAAGAGGGTTGATAGGATGAAGCACGTTGTTTACTGGGGCGGCTACTGGTTAGCTGCGGCCTTTGTCATCCGCTTCCTGGTGGGTTTTGGTGAACACCAGCAAGGTCTACCCACTGCACCAACCTGGACGATATTTGCCATGGCGACTGCCTTTATCGTGGGTGTCGTCATCCTCCGTTACCTGAACTCTCCGAAAAGGACGAAATAAATGAAGCATCTTATCCTCGCGGCGGCGCTCTGCGTCGCCTCCGCCGCAGGCACGAGCTTCACGAGGCTCCCCGCCCTGGCGCAGGACCAGACCCACGGTGCTCGCGCCATCGACGGCGACACGATCGTCACCGGCGGGCAGCGCGTCCGCCTCGCCGCCATCGATGCGCCGGAGCTGCACCAGTCCTGCCAGCTCCCCAGCGGCCCCTGGGCCTGCGGTGAGGTAGCGCGCGTCTCCTTGCAGACCCTGATCGATGCTTCCTGGGCCTACCGCCAGACCATCACCTGCCAGAATGAAGGAAATGATCGGTATGGCCGGGTTGTTGCCACCTGCCATGCCGGCGGGATGGATCTCGGTGCCGCCATGGTGGGGCTGGGCCTAGCGGTCCCTTACATGCAGTATGGCGGTGCGCGCTATCTCGGCGAGTACCGGCAAGCCGTCGCCGAGCGCGAGGGCATGCACGCCGGCACCTTCGAAAATCCCGCAGCGTGGCGGCACGCCCACGAGAGGAGATAAGCATGGCGATCATGCTGGCTAAAACCCTCGCCAAAATAGAAACTGATCTAGCGGTGATGAAGTGGATGCTGGCAGTGCTGATCGCTGGCGTTGCCACTCTCGTGATCAAGGCGTTCTAGTGAAATAGTCCTGCTAACAAGCCTCTACCTAATACCCCGCAACGGCTAGCGCTGCTGCGGGGTTTTCTTTATCCCAAGGCTGATCCGCAAGCGCTCGCTACCCTCGCAGCCTGCTTATTAGCAGCCCTATCGTAACTCCCCTGTTGACAGGCCCGCTTCGTAGGGTTGTCATAGTCACCTCGACGGCTGAGCGAGCGTCATGATCCTTACAGTTGACTTAGAAACGCACTACGCGCGCGACTACACGCTGACGCGCATGACAACGGCCGAATACAACCTCGATCCCCGCTTCCAGCCGCTGATGCTGTCCCTCAAGGTCGATGATGGTCCGACTGAGGTGTTGGTAGGCGACGCAGCGATCCGTTCTCGTCTTGTCCAGATCGATCCCGATAAGACAGCGCTGCTGTCCCATCATATCAATTTCGACGGCTCGATCCTCTTCTGGCACTTTGGTTTCGCACCCAAGCTCTACCTCTGCACCCTCAGCATGGCACGCGCCATCACCCACTGGGTGATCGGTAAGTCGTCGCTCGCTGCCCTCTCGACGCACCTGGGCCTGCCACCAAAAGGTGACGAGGTGGTGCGGGCTCTGGGCAAGCGCCTGGAGAATTTCACCAGTGACGAGCTGGCAGCATACGCGGACTATTGCGTGCGCGACTGCGACAACGCCCGCCTCGCGTTCGATAAGCTCAGACCATACTTCACCAACGCCGAGCTGCAGCTCATCGACCTGATCGCGCGCATGTTCATCATGCCGCAGGTGAAGCTCAATGCCAGCGCGCTGGCGGTGCATCTTGGCGAGGTGCAGGCCCGCAAGGCCGAGGCGTTCGACCGGCTGAGCACGGTCGACCGGGAGATCTTTTCCTCGCAACCCAGGTTCGCCGCCTACCTGCAGAGCCTGGGCGTCGAGGTGCCGCTGAAACGCTCCCCCACGGGCGAGGGGATGATCCCGGCCCTCGCCAAGGGGGACCGGGCGTTCAGGGAGATGTGCGAGGATCCGAGCCTGCCGATGGACGTGCAGGTAGCTCTCGCCGTGCGCCTGGAGGCCAAGAGCACCATCGAGGAGACCAGGACGCAGCGCATGCTGACCCAGGCACGCCTGCGCTGGCCTGACGGCACCTATGGGCATCTCCCCGTCCCTCTGCGCTACTACGCCGCCAGGACCGGCCGGCTGGGCGGCGACGACAAGCTGAACCTACAGAACCTGCCGCGCGGCTCCGCCATCCGCGCCGCCATCGAGGCGCCATCGGACCGCTACCGGCTGGTGCACCGCGACGCTTCCCAGATCGAGGCCCGCATGGTGGCGTGGCTGGCGCAGGAGCCGGCGCTACTCGCCGCCTTTGCTGCAGGGGACGATGTCTACTCAGCCTATGCCAGCGACCTGTACAGGCAGAAGGTCTCCAGGAGCGACACGTTGCGTCGCTTTGTCGGTAAGACCGCCATCCTGGGTCTGGGCTATGGCTGCGGCGCCGACAAGTTCCGGCATATGCTGTTCATCGGCAACGGTGGTGTGTCCATGAAGGTCGAGACGGTCGAGGCGCAGACCATCGTCGACCACTATCGTGGTTTGTACCCGGCGATACCCAGGCTGTGGCGGTTTGGCAATAAGGTCATCGACAAGATACTGGAGCCTGACGATAAGCACGCACCGGAGAAATCGCACATACCCATATCGTATGGTGCAGAGAAGGTGTTCCTGCCCAACGAGATGTATTTGTTCTACCCCGGCTTGAAGCGGGAAATGAACGACGAAGGATACGATGAGATAACATACAAAGGCACGCACGGGGGTAGGGTTAAACTGTATGGTGCTAAATTTTGCCTTGGTGCCGGTACTAACGTGCTAACAAGCCGGGGATGGGTTCCTATAGTTGAAATATCATCTACTGATCTCCTGTGGGATGGCGACGAGTGGGTATCACACCACGGGGTTATTTGTAATGGGCGAGCTTCGACTATTACCGTAGATGGCGTCAAGATGACGGCTGACCATAAAGTCATGACAACATATGGGTGGCAGCATGGGAAAACCTGCGAAGGATATAACCGGGCTCCGGTTTGGGTACCTGACCGCTACGCGGCGCGTTGGGTCAGTCGAGACGGGGCGTGGTTTGAAGCCGATGTGGGAGATACGCTGCGATTGCGGCAGGTTAATCCAGATGAACTCATCGGCCTATTGCCGAGGCACGCAGAAGTCATGCGGGTGCCGCCGGTACGAGATGATCGGCGATGCCAACCGGACGCATGGGATGTCGAAGCACCCAGCCTACGCAGTATGGCGATCGATGCTGGACCGTTGCCGGCTACCGACGCATCAAGCCTGGGCCAACTACGGGGGGCGGGGGATTACAGTTTGTTCAGAGTGGCAGTCGTTCGAGACGTTCTGGGCCGACATGGGTCCGACGTACCGACGCGGCTTGACGCTAGAGCGCAAGGACAACGAGGGTGGGTATTCGGCGGTAAATTGCGAGTGGGCGACGTACCGCAAGCAGATGAACAACAAGCGGGGCAACGTGTGGATCGAGACACCGCTTGGGGTAATGACTGTGGCCGAGGCATCGCGGCTGAGCGGCATCGGCCACACAACTCTGCTGTACCGCATCGCGCACGGAGTGAGCCTGTCTACGATATTATCAACGCCGGACCTAGGAACCGCTTTGTCGTCGCGGGAACCGATGGGCCGTTCATAGTCCACAACTGTGAGAACCTCAGCCAAGCCCTCTCGCGGATCATCATTACGGATATCGCCGTGCGGGTATACGTCGAGACGGGTTATCACCCATACCTCTCGACGCACGATAGCTTGGACTACTGCGTGCCGGTGGACGAGGTCGAAGCGTGGGACGAGCTGCTCGCAGCGGAGTTTGCCATAGTGCCAACCTGGGCGCAGGCCAGGGAGGGGGAAGCAAAGAAAGTTATGGGGCAGCTGGTGGTGGAGCAAACCCTACCGCTACCGCTCGCCAGTGAGGGGGGATGGGGCAGGAACCTGTTAGCTGCGGAGCGCGGGGAGAACCGCTGATGTTTATAAAGTTGACTAAGAGTAACTACGGCCACAGTTACCACTGCATCTATAAGGCGCTGCGGCGCGGGAGCCACTCATATGACGGTCCAGAAGCGTGCCTTTAGTTGGTCGTTCTCGGCACTCAAAAATTGGGAAACGTGTCCTAAACGGTATTACCACTATGACATTGCTAAGACCGTGAAGGAACCTGAGAGCGGAGCATTGCGCGAAGGGCATGAGCTTCACGCCGCGTTCGATGCTCGCATTAAAAGTAAGACGCCGTTGCCATTAGGACTAGGCCACAACGAGCCGATGCTAGCGCGCGTATTAGCTGCCGAGGGGCAAACCTACAGCGAGCGTAAACTGGCAATATCATCGAACTACCAGCCTGTTAGCTGGTATTCTGACCAAGCGTGGTATCGAGGAGTATTAGATTGTACTAAGATCCGCAAGGATAGTGCCACCGTGTTGGATTGGAAATCGGGCCGCCCTGGTGTAGACACCACTCAACTTCAACTTAGCGCCGCCTTAGTATTTCACTCCGCACCGCAGGTGAATACGGTACGAGCAGCGTTAGTATTTGTTAATCACGATAAGGTCGAGTCGGAAGAGTATGTACGAAGCGACCTGACGACGATCTGGGGGGACATACTGCCACGCGTTAAGAAACTGCAACGCGCCCGCGAGGAGCAAGAGTACCCGCCCAAGCCGGGCGGATTGTGCAAGCGCTGGTGTCAGGTGGTTTCCTGCCCGCACTACGCAGTTGGAGGATTTTGATGGGTGAAAGCAAACGCCGTCGAGAGTTCTACTCGCAGCGGCCCGATCAACGCCTCGGCGACGCGCCGATCGAGGCGGCGTACCATGAAAAGATGACCGCAGTCATGCGCGCAGTAGACGAATTTCTCAACGACGGCGCTAAGGCGCCCAGCAAGAAGGTGGGCATCGTCATAATGATGTTCCCCTATGGCGACACCGCCAAAGGTCGCTGCAACTATATGAGCAACGGCGCTGACCGACGGGATGTTGTTACGTTAATGAAAGAAATGATCGCCCGGTTCGAGGGACAACCGGAGCTGGAAGGACGAGCTTAACTAGATATAAAGAGGGCTGAACAATGACACGTCGCATTCAAACACTCGACGGCTTGTCGGTCTACGACGCCACCGAGCCATTGTATATCGAGGTGGTTAAAAACGACATCCACCCGAGGGACCGCAAAAACCCGGAGAAGTGCGCTCTAGCGCGGGCCTGTAACCGCGAGCTGCACGTCGAGGCTAAGGCCTATCTGTCGCGCCTCTACGTCAAGCAGGGGGACCACTGGCTGCGTTACCAACTGCCAGAGACAGTGCGCCAGGAGGTTGCCGCGTTCGACCGAGGCGGCGGGTTCTCTGAAGGCACCTATCGCATTCCTCCCCTGTCGCCAAAGCAGCGGTCAGGCGGCGCCGCCCAAGGCGGCAAAGGCATAAGGACTAGCCCCCGCTCCCGCCAATTAACCCGTCAGACCCACCGCAAGGTCGAGGGCGTTCGCGCTGCCTCGCCGCTAGCTGGCGGCGCCATCGAGCATCGGGGGGAATAACCATGGAGCGTGATCCCATAAACGAACTATGGGCCTGGGTCATAACACAACCCAATGGCGTCGAGAAGATTGCCAACCCCTGGTATTACCCGCTAATCACCTCGTCACAAGAGTTAGCAAAGATACGCATGCTTGATTTAGCAAAAACCGTCGAGGAGGAAACCGGGTGCCCCACCAAGCTGGTTAAGTTCATACGGGCGGAGGATGCAGCATGACAATGGAAGCAATCTTCGCCTGGACTGAAGAAGGCCCTGAAGGCGAGGGCGTGATCGCCACCATGTTACCCTTCCTCGACAACAAAATTGCCCTCCTGCAAAACCGCAACCTCGACTTAGCGCAGAAGTTCCGCCCGTTCGCTGAAGCCCACCAACGCGCGAGCGGGCATACCGTGCGGCTAGTGCGCTACCTGCGTGACGAGGTGTTGGAGACAATCGATGCTTGATGCAACTGCGACCAGATGCAATTACTGCACCCTCAGCGACATCAAGCGGGCAGCGGCTAACGCCGGAGGCACCGTAGAAATCCGGCCGGCACCGACGAGCTACGCACCGGACGGTGTCGAGGTAGCCATTCGGTATCCCACTGATGACGAACCAACCTGGGCAGCATGGTTGATGAAACTGCCCGACCACTGTGTTTGCTGACGGGGGTGACCAAATGATAAACAAAATCGATATCGCATTCTTCGTCGTCACCGCGTTACTAGCAGCGGTGCTGTGGGTTATGACGAGGTTGGTATGAGGGGTAAAATATACCAACGTGCATGTTGGTTTCATCGCTGGGGTAAATGGATATACCACTGCGACTCACAATCCTGGAAGGGTCATTTCTATCGACGTTGTAAGCGCTGTAATGCTACTGAAGAAGCTAGAGTGGTGGATATTCAGGTATGAACGATAATGACCGCCGCATCCTAAAATTGATAGAAGAAATCCGGCAACTGGCTGCGTCGTCGGGCTACCCCTTCACCGACGAGACGGCGCCGTCCGATTGGCGGTTACCGTTAGTAATGGGGCAGATCCTGGGATTGTGCGCGAGTGTAAAGGGATTGGAGCTGGATCAATGACCCCGGAGGGTAAGATCAAAGAAAAAATAAGAATGGTGCTTGAAACCTACCGCGAAAGGGGCATATTATATTATTACATGCCGGTGCCGGTCGGTTACGGCCGATCGACGCTGGATTATCTGGGTTTCATCTGCGGCTACGGCTTCGCGATCGAGGCCAAGGCGCCGGGTAAGAAACCCAGCGAGCGGCAGAAAGCCATTATCGAGGAGATCCTCGACAGTGGCGCGCCGGTGTTTGTGATCGACGACGTTGCCTCGTTGACTGAGTTTAACGATTGGTGCCAGCTCCGGGTAGACCTAGCTCGGAGTAACTATAGGAACTATACGAATGTTCGTAACGGCTGACAGTAATCATATCGTCGTCCCCTGGCGGCAGGACCTCGCCGCGGTGATCCCGCACGCTCGCGCCCTCGACCACCAGGGCCAGCGCATGCTGGTGATCCCCAACCGCAAGGAAGAGGCGAAGCTGGCGCGCAATCTGGGCCTGCCGGTGCCGGCGCCCATATTGACGCGGTTCAACTGGTGCGGCCTGAAGCCCTGGGACGTGCAGCGCTCGACGGCAGCACTCCTGACCGAGAGCCAGCGCTGCTACGTGCTCTCCGAGCTGGGGACGGGGAAGACCCTGGCCTCGATTTTCTCGGCCGAGTACCTGCGCCAGACCGGCGAGGTGAAGCGGGTGCTGATCACCGCGCCCTTGAGCGTGCTGACGCCGGTCTGGGAAAAGGAGATCTTCCTCGCCAACCCGCAGGCGAGGATACGCGTGCTGCATGCCGACAAGCGGGTGCGCCGGCTCCAGCTCCTGGCCGAGGATGCGGAGTATTACATCGTCAATCACCATGGGCTGCCGCTGCTCAAGGACGAGCTGATCGCCAAGAAATTCGGCCTCTTCATCATCGACGAGCTGGCAACCTTCCGCACCCAGAAGACCGATCTGTGGCGCTCCGCTAAGGCGATCGTCGATAGCGGCATCAAGTATGTCTGGGGCATGACCGGGTCACCCAGGCCCAAGGCCCCGACCGACGCCTGGGGACAGGCCCGGCTGCTGACGCCGGAGCGTACGACGCGGACGTTCACCCGCTTCCGCGACCTGACGATGATGCAGGTATCGCAGTTCAAGTGGGCCGAGCGCGCCGGCGCCAACGATATCGTGTTCGATGCCATGCAGCCTAGCGTCAGGTATACGCTGAGTGATGTCACCGAGCTGCCGCCTACCGTGACCATCGACCATGTCGTAGCGAGCGAGCCGCAGGCAAAAAAAGCATACAAATTGATGTTCGACAAACTGCGGATGATGTCGGACAAGGGCGAGATTACCGCGGCCAACGAAGGGGTGTTGCAGAGCAAGCTGCTACAAGTAGCATGCGGGTTCATGTACACCAACGACAAGAGCGTATACACGCTGCCAAACAAACCGCGGATGGAGGCGTTGCGTGATTTCTGCCGCGCGTCGGCTGCCAAAGTGATCGTGTTTGTACCGTTTGTTCATGCCCTTCAGTCGATCGCAGACTACCTCCGCAAAGAAGGTGAAACGGTGGAGATGGTTTATGGTGGTACATCCAAAACGACACGCGATCGCATATTCGCGGATTTTCAAAATGGCTTATCCCCGCGTGTTCTGGTCGCGCACCCTCAGTGCATGGCGCATGGGCTCACACTCACGGCTGCATCGACGATCATCTGGTACACCGCGACGAACAACCCGGAGCATTATGAGCAAGCTAACGGTCGCATCCGCCGGCCGGGCCAGAAGGAGAAGCAACTCATCGTCCACCTGACCGGCACGCCGGTGGAGCGGGTGGCTTATGGGCGGTTGAAGAGCCGCGGCAGGATGCAGGGAATGCTGCTTGAGCTTTTCCACCAGCAGGAGTTGGAGGTTTAACGGATGCAGCACTATCTGTTAACAATGGACGTAGTACATGACCAGCTCCGTATGCATGGTTACCTAATTTGCGATGATAAACGGCTTATGGAAAGCGCTTGCGATCGGATAGGGGACGAGGGCGAGAAGCTCGCTAAAGAGCTGGGGGTCCGAATTGTTGCTCCTATGATGCTGGTCACGACACTGAGCACCAACGGTAAGAAGGTGGTCCGGGAGATCCTTCGTCGACACTCGCCGGAAGCGACAGAGAAAATCCGCAGGGCGCGAGATTTTCATTTTACGCTCTGGACCTGGGCGGTAGAGGATAATTCTGACGACGCGCAGCTAATGGGGTTCCATTGAAGGAGGTGTGACATGACAGAACACGCAGTAATTCGTATCAACATACGCCGCCTCGCCGGCCTCGATCCCGACGGGTCGCTGGTGCCGATGCAACCGCACGTCACCGAGCGGCAACAGTTTGACCAGCATATTCAGGAGTACAACAAGCACGTTCGCGACCACTACCTCTGCCATGCGTTGGAGTTTACCTGACATGGACAGTACTTCAGACGAGCGCGTTGTGAACAACGTGATGCGCCACGAGTACCGCGTACTCACCGACGCTGAAAAATTGCAGATGCTTGCCATTAAGGATGCGGGCATGGACTTCTACAACCTTTGCACTGAAATCGGGAACAGCCGCGAATTGTCCCTAGCCAAAACCAAAATCGAAGAGGCGGTCATGTGGGCCGTCAAGCACATTACAAAGTAAGGGCTAATGTGTATAGTTGGACCGAGCCCCGCATCACCAATAACGGTTAGCCTTACGATCGAAGAAGCACGACGTATCGGCGATCTCAATATCGACCTCGAAGAAATTGAGATCATTCGGTGGCGTCGTAAAGTACGAGACGCTGTCAGAAAATACGACAAGGACCTAGCGTTCCAAGAGCAGAAGGAGTTTTTAAGTGGCTCGCCCCGACCGCGCACCGATGCAAAGCCGACGAAAAGTTAGGGAAGCGATATATGACATACGTTCCCTTAAGAACTATCGCAAACTCTTTAAGGAGGCAACGAAACCAGATGGCAATCTCCCAAGCCCCATCCGCAACCACCTACCAAGGAGGAACCCTGATGTCTGATCCCGTACCGATGACCCTGTTCGATCTCGATGCCGCCGGGCTCGATCCCTCGCTGCCCGCACCGGCCGAGTTCATCCAGTTTCTGTATGACAACAGCCGTACCTCATACCTGACGCTGTGGTCTGCCCGCCTGGGTGAGCCCGACATGCCGTCAAAGATCCAACGTTGGATTAGTGACGCGTTGGCGGTCTACCACGCCCGCGCGTTGCAGACACAGATGGCGCCGGTTGGTGACAAACCGACGGGCAGCAACGTCACCGAGGTGACCTATAGTGGCTCGACCACTCCCGATGCGCCGATTTGCATCGATGTGCCGGCCATCACCGGCAACGCCGCGGTAGGTGAAACCCTCAACTCCACTATGGGTAACTGGGGGAACGAGCCCACGTCATATAGTTACGCGTGGTCTAGTGGCGGCACCGACTCGTCCTACGTCGTCGTTGCCGGTGACGCAGGTACATCGATCACCTGCGTGGTGACGGCAACCAATGCCGGCGGTTCGACCGCAGCACCCCCCAGCAACGCCATTGCCATACCGGGAGCAGCAGCCGATGCCAGTGCCCACCACGCCCACGCCCAATCGAGCAGCCACACCAGTTCAACCACTGGCCGAAACGCAGATGAGCGTAGCGGAGATGACCCAAAGGTATCTCGCACTGCGCCGAAGGAAAGAACAACTTCAAGAGATGCATAAAAAGGCGTTGCATCCGTTCAACGACATGTTGGCGACGCTGGCTAACTTGATCCTGGCGGAACTCCAGGCGGCTGGTGTCAATAGTATGTCGTCACCGGATGGCACGGTGTACAAATCGACCGAAACCTCTGTCACCGTCAAAGACTGGGCAGCAACGCTGTCTTATATACAGCAGCACCAAGCCTGGGATTTGCTGGAGGCAAGGGTCAGTAAGACTGCCGTAATGGCAGTCATGGACGAGACCGCGGAGCCGATCCCCGGAGTCAACATGAGCCAAGAAACGGTCTTGCGCGTCCGCCGGAGCTGAGTGACTATAGGTCTCATAGGAAGGATTACCGCATGAGTGGAGTGAACGCCCTAGCCGTCCTTAATCAGGGGCGGCCCCCCAGTATTTATCACGGCCGATCGTCATCCCTGAACACCGCGGCGCAAGCAAACATCCCGCTGGGGTTTGCCGTCGTCACCTATAGGGGCAAGATCTGGCGCCTCGTTTACCAGGGTGACGAAGACATTGTGCGCGATCCGGTGCGGCCGGACCAGCCGGCGGGCACCATCGAGGTGGTTATTATTGGCGCCGCTGCTGCGGTTAGTAAGCAGTACTACATTAAGCCGTACACCGAGGGGTCCGATCAGGCGCCGGACTGCTACTCGCTCGACGGCATCAAACCCGAGGCCAACGCGCCGTCTAAGCAGAGCGCGCTCTGCGCCCGCTGCCCACAGAACGAATGGGGATCACGGGTCACCGATAGCGGCGCCAAGGCCAAGCGCTGCGCCGACAGCAAACGCCTCGCCATCGTGCCGGCCCTCGACCTCGAAAACGACAGCTATGGCGGGCCGATGTTGCTGCGGATACCGCCGACTAGCCTCGCCAATCTGAGCCTCTATGCCGGCAATCTGTCGCGCATGGGCGCGCCGATGGAGGCGGTGGTCACCAAGATCGGCTTCAATTTCGAGGTGGCTTACCCACAGCTGACATTCACCCCTCTGCGCTGGCTAACCGATGAGGAGGCCCGCCTCGTCGTCGGGCCAGACGGTAAGTCTGGGGTCATGGCGCACCCGGTAGTGAGCCGCATCCTGGTCGACAGCGTGGCGCAGGCGGCGGTGGGCGAGAGCGATCCCGAGCCCGAGCCAGAGGCGGAACCCCAGCGGACATCCTCGCCGCAGGCCGCGACAACTATCACCAAACAATCAGGTGTCGAGGTCGAGGATCTCGGCCATCTGCATCCCGCAATGGCAGCCCAGGAGGCACAAGCTCAGGCTGCTATCGCCGAGGCCCAGCAGGCGGCAGCCTTTGCCCGAGAGAAGGAAGCCGAGGAGGCCCAGGCCAAGGCTCGTAAGGTCACCCCGATGCGCCGGCCCGCCGCGTTTGGGGGCGCAACGCCTCCATCCGAGGTGCGTGCATCGGTACAAGAAGCAGCGCCGGGGACGCCCCCGCCCAACGGCGCCGCGGCGCCGGTATCCACGGCACCTCCAGGGCTGAATGCTGCGATCGATGCTTTGCTAGCGACCCGCGTCGACTAGCGACTTCAAGCGGGGCCCAAAGCCCCGCTTTTTTTCCCGAAGGGACTGCTGATGGATACCGCCACATTCTTGGCGTGCGTTGTTGCGCCCGGTAACTACTTCGCGGTCTGCTACAAGGGGCCGGGCAAGCCAATGGGGCAGCGGTTCTTCCCTAGAGCAAACACCCAGGAAGCGGCGGGGTTCATTCGATGGGCTGATGGTAAGGGGATGGATGTCTGGTTCTCGCCAGCGAGTTTTAAATTGGCGGAGGCTAAGGGGCATGACCCGATGGGTAATCCCACATACAAAGGTGAACGCACCCACCCCAACGTCGATAAGCTGCAATGTTTTTGGTACGACGCCGACATTAAACGCGATGGTGATGGTAAAGACCCATCGCGGTGTTTTATTAGTTTAAATGATGTTAAAAACTGGTTAATCGATCTGACCATCCCCCAACCTAACTTGGCGGTACGCAGCGGCTACGGCGTGCACCTCTACTGGGTTCTCGATCACGCCCATAGCCGGGCCGAGTGGCAAACCCGCGCCGACTGGGTAAAGGCGATGCTGATCGCGCACAAAGCTCCCGGCGACGTGCAGATCACCGGCGATGCATCGCGGATATTGCGCCCGCCGAATACCCGCAACCACAAGGTGGTCGACCAGCCGGCGCCGGTTACCGTCCTCTGGGACACGCTCAACCCAGCGGCAAACTATGGGACCGATTGACTGGGAGGAGTTCGACGCTGCCCTGGCGCCCTACGCGCACCTCGTCGAGCGACCTAGCACCAGTAGCGGCCTAGAGGGAGGCCCCGCCAGCGCGTTCGCTGGGCACGAGGGACTCAACGCCGCGGTGCAGGCCGGCATCAGCGGCCGACCGCACTACATGGCGCTGATCGCCGAGCGCTGCGAGCAGGTTAAAACCTCCCTGGCGTCGGGCGGAGTGACCGACAGCCGCGACCTCTGGTACCTGGGGCACGTCACCTTGTCGACGGGGTGCGTCGACGGCGATGCCTACGCGCACCGGCTGGGCCAGGGGCACGCCGCATATTCAAAAGAAGACACCGAGGCCGAGATCCAGCGAGCGCACGATGAGAGGGCCCGCAAGTCCTTGGGGCTCCCCACCTGCGCCAAATACAACGGCTACCGGCGCGACGTGTGCCCCGGCTGCCCGCACTGGGGTCACATCCGCTCGCCGCTCTCCCTCGGCATCGAGAATTTTGACATGCCGCTGGGCTACCGGCGCCACCAGGGGTGGTTGGAGAAAGGTGGCGAGGCGGGCTGGATGCCATTCGTGAAAAGCCTCGCTGTTGCACCGCGGCTAATCAAACTGCCGGAAGGACACCGCCTGTCCTTCACCCACAACCCAGGGCATTACGTCTATTTTGACGAGGTGGCAATACCCGGCGAGAAGCTGGCTCGGCAGTATTTTGCTCGACAACACATTACATTGCAAGACCACGAGGCGAAAGCGTTTGGAGGATTTCTAGTGGCTTGGATCAAGCACCTCGAAGAGATGATGCAGGTCCATGACGATGTTAAACCTTGTACCTGGACCAAGGCCGGCTTCGCTGTTGGGGACATTCTGTACCAGCCGGACGGCAGTACCCGGTCGATCGTCTGCTCCGACCCGATCATGGCGGCGGATTTTACCCCGCGGGGTAAGCGCGAGGTGTGGACTCAGGCGGTCAACACATTGATCAAGGACCGGCCGGACATCCAGATTGTCGTCGCTGCAGCCTTCGCAGCACCGCTGGTGCAGCTGGGTAGCTTTGGCGGCGGCCTGATCGCCTCGACCTATGGTGCGTCGGGCACCGCCAAGTCCACCGCTGCCGCCGCCGGGCAGTCGGTGTGGACCTCGTGGCACGGCAATCATATTAAACTAAGAGATACAGTTAATGCCATCAGCGACCGGCTGGGGCGGTGGGGGAACATCCCGCAATACATCGACGAGATCAGGATCTACGACGACGAGAGCAGCCGGCGAGTGATCGAGATGCTGTTCTCGATATCGGAGGGGTCGGACAAGTTGCGGCTCGACCGCAACGCCAAGGCACGTACCGTCAATGCTTGGAACAGCCTCTGCATCATCACCACCAACGAAGTCATTATGGACGACGTGATTAGTTTGACCGGTGGCAAGACCGATGCGGGGGCATTGCGGCTATTCTCGTTCCCGCTTGAGACCATGTACACGGGCGTGACCGATACGAGTTTGGTAAAGGCCTTCGAGGATAACCGTGGTAGTGCGGGCGCGGTGTATGCTGCGTGGCTGGCGCAGAATATGGATGTCGCGCAGCGCGACTACAACGCGTTTGCGAGAAAGTTAGTAGACATACTCCAGCCGCAGGCGGGGGAGCGGTTCTATATTGGATTTATCACTTGTATTCTGCTCGGCGCTTTGTATGCGTCGAACTTAGGTCTGGTTGAGTTTGATACTGCCGGTATGCGAGACGTGCTGTTTACTAATTTCAACAATCTGCGCCAGGAACGCAAGGATGAAATAATCACGGCGCAGCGGGCTGACGAGGTGTTGGACAAATTCATATCATCGTTTCAGCAAGAAACCATCGTAACCGATATTATGAGTACGAAGTTAAATGTAAGCCTTACACCTACGGCGGTACGGTTTCCGCACCCCAACGCGAAACGGATAGAAATCCACATCGCGCTTGAGGACGAGGTGATGCGGATTAACCGATACACCATGATCGAGTGGTGTAGAAAACATCGCATAAACTGGAGCGTATTTAGGAAAGATATGGAGAAGCAGTGGCGAGTTGACGCTTCCAAATACGCTGTCGTCGGTAAATCCAATCGTACCAATCCACCAGGGGCGTATCTTACGCGCTGCATCGAGTTCGATATGAAGCATCCTCAACTGACGCACATTCTCGACAACGTGCGGAAAGAAGAAGCACCGATATCAAACCTACCGTCGAGGAATAAATATGAGTGACGAAAAGCAGGGCTGGCGCGTCAGTGAGTGGCACCCGCAGGTGGGTATCTCGCGGGCCTGGACGTGGCGGTTGATCAAAGCCGACAAGATTAAAACGGTAAAGCTGGGCAGGGTACGAATTATTACCACCCCGCCCAGCGAGTTCTTAGCTAGGCTTGCCGCGCAGGGAACGCAATAACCGTCGAGTCCTCACCGGAGATGTACCTATCCCACATATCCGCTAAGACCCGACGTTTCTCCAACAGATCACTGCGTTGGTAGGCACCTTCTACCTTACCTAGGGTATGAGCAAGCGCCATCTCCGCTGCGTCGCGGGATAGTTCTTTATCGGCTACCCACTGGCGGAAAGTAGAGCGAAAGCCATGTACGGTAATGTTCTTGCACCCCATATACTGCTTCAGGAAGGTATACATGGTGTTATCGTGAATAGGCCGTTGCGGATCGATGCCGGGGAAAATAAACTTAGAACGAGTGTGATCGGCGTATTCTTTTTGCTGGATGAGGATAGCTAACGCCCGATCCGACAGAGGTATGTCGTGCGCTTTGCCCATCTTCATCCGCGCCGCCGGGATCGCCCACACTCGCCGGTCGAGGTCGATCTCGCTCCACTGCGCGGCCCGCGCCATGTTGGTGCGTGCGACGGTCAGAATGGTGAACTCGATCGCTCGCGCCGTAAGCGACTGGCACTCGCGCAGGCGCGCTACGAAGGCAGGAAGCTCTTGCCAGGGGAGCGCAGCAAAGTGTTCTTTGCGCCCACTGATGAGGCGTTCAGTCTCAGCCGCCTTGGTTGGCGACGGCAGCAACATTCGGAGCTTGCCGGCCCAGCGGGCCGGGTTGGCCTCGTTGGTTCGATGCCCCATCGAGATGCCCCAGTCGATCGCCAGCTCGATGCGGTTGCGGACCCGGTTGGCTGTCTTGGGGATCTTCAACCAGATCGGCTGCAACACCGCCAGCACGTCGAGCACGGTGATGTCCTGCACCGGCCTGTCGCCGAGCAGCGGGTAGGCGTGGTTGGTCAGGGATCTCTCCCAGTCCCGAGCATGCTCAGCGCTTTTCCAAGTAGGGCGGCGGCTCGCGATATATGCTTCAGCGCAGTATCGAAACGTCGTCTCGGCTACCTTCGCTGCCTCCCTCGCAGCGTCGCGCTGTTGCACCCGCTCGATCAGCGGATCTATCCCGAGCTTCGCCGCCTTCTGAATTTCCCGCGCCTTGTCGCGAGCCTCCGCCAGCGAGTACGGATGGTCGACACCGCCGATACCCATCGAGCGGCGCTTGGTGCCGGGCAGCGCGTACCGTACCTCCCAGCTCCGCGCGCCGGACGCCTTGACGATCAGGAACAGCCCGTTCCCGTCGCCGTAGACCCCAGCCTTTGCCGTCGTAACCTGCCGCGCTGTCAGCGGCGATGCTCTGCGTGCCATGTGCGTTCAGCCCTCTCGCCCTCAGTTGTGGATGTGGGGGAACATCTCTCTGCCACTCCCAACAATTACACCTTAAAACCCAACAATTCAAGCTGGATTATGTGAGACGTTCTGAGACTGACTGAGACGCCTCTTAGCCAAACCTAGAGGAAAATCAAAGGGGTAGTAGACTATGTGAGACTGTGGGAGACACAGAAAATCGAGAGTGCCGTTCCGCCACAACTCAGCCGTTATCAATGGCTTATATGGTACCTTTTGAGGAGTCCCCCCTAAAAATCTAACAATTCGGCAGCGCGCGCAACACGATCGCCATCCCCAGCGAAACGCCGGCCGGCATCATCCCGAAACGGGGGTGGGATAAAGAAGGCGCCGACGGCGAGCACCAGCACCACCAGATTAAGGGCCCTCCTCATAGGTCACCCTGCCGGGGCAGTATCTTCGCCGCCGCGATCAGGAGGCCAGCCAGCTCGCGCGCCTCGTCGATTGTGAGCCTGATGAGCCACCGTCGTTCCCAGGTCAGCCAGATATCTGGCGGGTGCCCCTCGACGCCGCGTGTGACCTCCACATCGAGCGTACTGTCGTCCATGTCGAGCTTCATCGTACCCATCCTCGGTGATATACTCCGCGGATGGTAGCAAAGATCGTACCCCTCGACGCCGGGGCATACCGGGACATCCCCCGCCAGCTCCGCGAACTAGCCAACGAAATCGAGCGGGGTGATCAGCCCGACCTGCAATTCATCGTTGCCGTGTTGGCGAGCGCTAACACCCAGTGCGAGGTTCGTGGCTGGGGGAATTACACGATATGGGAAGGGTTTGGTGCGCTAGCTCGCGCGCTCACACATCCTGGCTAAGTCTGTCGCCGCCAGGGAAACCCGGCTACCCTTCAAAAGCGAGGTATGTTCTGGAGTGCCGGCTTATCGGGCGCACGATGGTAATCGGCCAGGTGCAGATCGCCACACTCGGGGCATTCAAAAGCCTCATCTGCTTCCTCGCGCGGCGAATTGATGTCGCGGAGTAGCGACAGCGCATCGGCCGGCTTGTCCGATAACAGCTTGGCGATGATGTAGGCGACGTTCTTATCCATCGGTCCATCGACCTTCTGGATGCAGAACCCATTGGGGCCGCGCACTGACCAGCCCGAGCCGTCATGCTCGCGGGCGTAATAATAGGGGTCTAACTTTTCGCTCATGCCATACGCTCCTAAGGGTTTTCTTTTTCCTGGTCCCTATTATATTCATAGCACCCTTATAGGAGCTATTGGATATGAGCGATACCGATACCTTTGCCGAGTTCATGGAGCAGGAGCGCGCCCGCATCCACCAGGAACGGGAGGGCTTGCTCGTCGACAAGAACGCTATCGAGCAGCGTCTGACGCAACTCGACCGCGATATGCAGGCTGTCGACGCCTATGCCGCCGCCAAGACTGGGAGGGTACCGACGGCGAAGCGGGTACGAACCGCCAAGACCAATGGTGCGCGCCCTGGTAGCCGGCGGGCTGCAATCGTCGAGGCGGTAGGCGCGAACCCACAGGGGCTCGGCCGCGGCGAGCTACTCCAGATGCTCGATGTCAAGGGCAACAAGTCGGGCGAGATGGCGGTATCCAACGCCCTGACCGCGCTGATCAAGTCCAACGCGCTGACGCGCGTCGAAGGGAAGTACGTCCTTGCCTGATGAGCGATACACGATCGTACCGGACGGCAGGTCGATCACCTGCCGTACCTGCGGCCTGACCAGCTACAACCCGAACGACGTGGCCCAGCGGTACTGTGGCCGGTGCAACGTATTCCACCACGATCTCGTCAATCATCCCAGCCACTACTCGCACCCGTCAGGCATCGAGTGCATCGAGGTTGCGCGCCACATGAATTTTAATCTCGGCAAACCGTATAGTCAGCAGCAGGAGCTTACGACGGATTGTGCCCATCGTTCCCTCCTAGGTACCGGGTTTGCCAATCGGCCCGGCTCCCGACGCCGGCCCAGGACCACCCTAGGCCGGCGTCATCATTTTAGTGTATCGCGATAAACCAGGGTAAACTGATTATAACCAGCAATGCGCGGTAGCTGGGTGGCTAGCTTCCCAGACGCCTCGGGCGGTCACCTATCGAGGGGTGCATTGCCGGCCAGGGAGAGCGGTGCGACTCCGGGAAAGCATAGGGATCAAACGTCCGATGTGGCGCCCGGCTCCGGCAATCCGCTCTCCCGAAACGACTTCTCATCCTTCGTTCTCGTCGGCATAGTAAAAATTCTGCTCATCGCATTGCTCGCGCAGCAAGATGAAGCAGCGCCGGATCGAGGCCTCCGAGGTGCCGAAACTCTCGGCTGTCGCCTCGCACCGGGTGCAGGTCACGATCACCCCGTCGATCGGGCGACCGTTATCGTTTTCCAGCTCGGCTTCCTCGACGGTACATAGGACGCGCATATTTTCACCGCCGCCTCGGCCGCGCTGCGCCGTCAGGCCCAAACGCTCGGTCGCATGCCTCCAAGATGATCCGCCGGCGCCGCGCCTCGTCGTCTGCTTGCGCGGCGAGGGCGGCTCTTCTCTCAAAACGCCGCCCTTCGTCGAAATTATTCTGATCGCGCTCGTCCTGTGCGAGGAGAGCAGCGTTCAGCCGCGCTACATCGGCTGCATATAGTGTAATCGACCGTTCTGCTGCGGCAATCTGTTCTTGTAGCCTAACGATCTCAGCGTCACGCTCGCGAATTTCGGCATCGCGGGCGTCAACCTCAGCCTTACTTTCAAAGAGGTCGGATTGAGCGGCATCGAGTAGCGCTAGTAATTTTCCTGTGTCGGTACCTGGGTTTGTTCTTATCCAAGCCAGCCAATCGGCATCAGCGTCCATACTCATGGGGGCATACCCTCATCTGGGAATTGCGGCCACGTGACTTGCGCCTGCTTGGTCAATGTAACGTACAAATGCAGCAACTGCATCGCGTGCTCGTCGGGCACATCAACGTCGTCATTTTTCCAATAGTTTCTTAATCGCATCGCAGGTTTCCAGCACGGCGATTAGTTTTCCGTCGTCCATCCAGAGGACGCAGCGCGCTGCCGGAGAGAGCAACTTATTTTTTGCGTCCGCCGGCGGCGCCTTTGCGTGTATGCTGGTGATGTGGGCCGGGATAACCGCAACCTCACCACCGTCCGCCCGGTGTAACAGGATCATCGACAACGCGGCAGCTAGTGCATTCATCTTCTTCTACCTGCCTCACCCCGATCGCCCGCAACCGCTCTGCTGAGCGAAGCACCTGCTTTGCTGCCTCGATCTCGGCTGCACGCTCGGGCGGCCAGTCAATCTTTTTCAAGTGTCCTAAGTTATGCAGCCTCATCGAAACCCGCTGCCTCGTGGCATCTTGAAAAAGTTGGCTGGGTCCAGCTCAAACTCCAGCATGCGCCGGGTCATGTCGGCGCTGTATTGTTCTTCCTCGGTGCCGGCCGGCGGCTGCTCCGGCGGCAAGGTCGAGGGGATGCGCGACGGTCCATAGAGCGCAGACCAACGACCACGGGTGATCATCGGATCGGCGCGCCGAAAACACCCCAACCTAAAAGACCGATCAGGATAAAAAAGATCAGGCTGAAAGGCCCGTATGGCTGCAATATCGTTTGATTACGCCAGTACCAGCCGCCGCTGAAGACGATACTGATAACGAAGAAAATCCAGAACCAGATAGCTGCACTCATCGCTCACCTACCAGCCAGAATACACCATTGGTCATGTCGCGCCAGCGACTACCGTTTTTTGCAAACAACATCCTATCCTCGGCGGTGGTCCACACCAGCGTCCCCAGCGGGTTCATACAAGGTTGCGTTTCTATATGCTGACGGGCAGCGTTGAACCGGTTCTGGGGGAGAGGGTTGGTGGTGTGTACTGTCGCCTGCGCCAGACCGGTTGGGTTCATGGTGTGCCTCCGTCCTGCTCGACAACGATCACCTCGGCGGCGTCGAATTGCCGCTGTAACGCGGAGTAAACCGCACGTTCTTTTGCCTGCTGTGCATCCGCGGCCTCGGTAACAACTCTTTCGCTGATCGCCGGAGCCCTGATCGTCACGGTGTAAATCGGCATAGCGGCTCCTAATAGTTAGCAAACGCCCCTTGTTGTCTAACCGCACCCCGTGCTGCCTTCGACACGGTCAGCCCATACAATGTCGGGTCGCGCACTTTCTCGATCTCGCGCTTCCGCTCGGCAGCCACATCTTTAAACTCGATTTTGGCGAATGGGTACCGAGCGTTGTGTTCTTGGATCATCTGGTTCGCGGCGCGTCGCTCACTCGCTGAACCAGCGGTCAACACCCGTGCCGCCTCCACCGTCGCCGCGTGGCGGCTGTCTTTAACCGCGTCGGTGAATTGTTTCTCCGAGCTGTAGCCCTCCTGCCGTTCGCCCTGACGAGCGGAGCGGAAGCCGATGGACTGGTAGAAGGTGTCGAGCGCAGAGATTTGTTCCGGGGTCTGCGTCTGCTGTCCGCGGCGAGTAACCGTGCCCTCAGTTTCACCTCGATAGGCCTTGATCGGGTCGCGAATGATTTTTGGAAAGAGGTCGATCGCTGCTTGGCCGAAATTGCCGGCGCCGAAATTTGCTATCGAGCTGAGAACTTCCGAGCCGGCTTGTACCGCGGGAACCCCGGCCACAGCATTCACCGCAGCCATCGTTATGTCTTTGGGGTTTTTGTAGTCGCCCTGAAACTCCGGTATCCCCAGCATGTTGGCTGCGCCCATGCGCTGGCTGACATCGGCACCGTAGCCCAGGCCGCGCGACAGACCGTGGGAGAACAACTCGCCGCCGGTAGGACCGAGGATGCTCGCCGCAGCGCGGCGGAAGTCGAGGGCGTGGTTGGTCGGCTTGTTGCCGGCCAGAAAATCGTAGGCGCCCCACAGGTACCGCAGCGGGTCGGTGAGCCACGTCAGGGCCCCGTACATCACCGTCTGCATGCCGATGGTGAAGGCCAGCGCGTAGCGTGCTTCGGTCTTGGTTGCTGCGTCGGCACCCCGGAAAGCGTTGCGGATGTCGAGGGCCATTTGCGAGTAGGCCCACATCCCGTGCTGGCGGAACTGGGTGATCGGGATACCCCAGGCGCCAAACCCACCCTGGCTGGTGGCAAAACGCGGCTTGTTCGACAGGTTGAAATTGGGCGCCGACTTCCGCAGAATTTCCTCGGCGTAGTTGATCGCCGCTGCACGGTTCGCAGGGCCATGTCGCTGCATATACACATCGTAGGCAGCGAGCGCGGTGACGGCGCGGTTAGCGTCCTCCATTTTGTTGTGGAGAATGCTGACCATATCCGCGGCCATGTCGGCCACGCGGCGGGTTCGTCCACCGCCGCCCTTCGCCATGTTCTGGAGGTCCCTGTAGCTGCTATAGCCAATCAGGTTGTTGTCCTGAAGCCGCTGGAATAGAGCGGTCATCCCCGCCGCATCGTTGCGCCGGCTACCGGCTATCAGGTGATCCCTGATTTGCTGGCCGCTGTTCCACTCGCCAGGATCGAGGCGACGCAACGCCGCTGCTCCGGTGCCGGCAACCCCGCGAGCAAACTGCCGCGGCATGATCTCCGCGCTAGCGCGAGCCATCGCCGTCGTAGCGCGGCCCAGCCCAAAGGTCGCACCGATGCGGGGGATCCCCTGCATGTAGGTCTCGATGCCGTTCATAATGGTCTGCGCCGGCGAGGCGAGGAATTTGAAGTAGGTCAGCATCGTCGCGTTGTGGGCGCCGCGCAGGAGGATATTGTTGGCGTCCTCGCTCACCGGCCGGCGGCGGCGGAACTCCTCCATGACTTGCTGCGCTCTCTGCACGTCGGCGCTGGTGGGGTTCCCGCCGTTGACCTTCACGGTGTCGGCACCGCGCCCCATCTCGCCGACGTGACGCCGCATGGCGGCCAGCGCTGCATCGTACTGCGGGCCGTACTCTAGGTGTCCCATGGCGTTTTTCAGCGCGAGGAAGGACTGCGACATCGCCTCCTTCAGTTTTGCCGGGTCGGCGCCATGCACCCCCAGGCGTTTCCGCATGGTGCCGGCAAAACGAGACTGATCGAGCATGACCTTGGTCAGAAGATCGCGCGCAGCGGTGGCTTGCTCGGAGGTGAAATTGGGGTTGCGGCGGAGCTTGTCGTCGAACCGATCGACCATCGACAGCCGCGGGATATCGCTCGGCTCCATGTGCTCGCGCGATAGCACCAGAGAGGGCTCGGCGCCCTCGGTGATCAGTTGCTGCCGCGCCGCCTCGGCTTCCCGCATCGTGTAGCGGGAGAGCATGCCGGGCTCAGCTCTATAATCTCTGTCAAGATGAGCTGCCCGCGCATTCTGGTTCATCGAGGCAATTTGCTGCGCTGACAGCCCTTGATCAGCGAGTCGTCTACCCATTTCATCGAAACTCAGCCCCCCGCTAGGAGGTGGCTCAGTGTAAGTCACCACCCAGTCGCCGGAGCGGTGCAGCGGGACGTAATTGTTGATCCAGCCGCGCTTCCACTCCGTCGCCATCGCGCGAACAAACTCGCGGTTGCCCTCCCACTGATCACCAAATGCGCGTGCGACGGGGTTGGTATCGGTGTTGGCGAGGATCTCGTCGACACCCGCCATCGTCCGCATCTGCCGCACCATCGTCTCGACCTGGGCGTCGCTCACCCCTTCGAGGTAGGCCTTACCGATGCCGCGCATGGCGGCGTCGCCGCGGTCGACGCGCTGCTGACGGGTCAGGTTGAAGGTGTCGGTCACTGCCTGTCGCTGCGCCGGCGACAGCTTGTTGTAGTCCGCCACAACTGCCTTGAACTCGTCGGGCGTTGCCCGGCTGTGGCTGTTCAGCGGGTGGTCCGGCGGGTGGGCCGGGTTCATGTCGACGCGCGACGCCTTGGTCAGAACGTGGCTGACCTCGGCGTCGAGGTTCTTTATCACCGCGCCCACTCTGGCTTGGTTTGCGTCGCCATACGCACGCGACACCCGCTCCACCCCCTCGCGAGCGCGGTTCAGCACGTCGAGGTGGTTCTCTCCCCCCTCCGACGGCTGGAACAGGTGCCGGTTGAAACCGATCAGCTGCTCGGTGGGCAGAGCCTGCCGAAGCCCCCGGCGGAACCCGGAGGTGGTGTTGCCGAGGCGCCCCTGCGGGTCGCGCATCTCGTTGACCTTGTCGCGCACGTCGCTGAAGCTCGGCAGCTCGTGTTCCGAGCGGGCTACCAGCGGCTCTGGCTCCCAGCCGCGCCGGTAAACCATGCTGCTGGCTGAGGCAGGCCGGGCTTCGCGGTTAAACCGGGCGCCGGCCGCGGCAATATCGTCGAGCGGGCGCATGACGTGATCCATGAGGCTGGTCACGTTCTGCGGCAGGTGCAGCGCTTGCCGGACGAAGCGGACGAAGCTCTGCCAGAGCGACTTGGCCGGACCCACGGGGTAGCCCAGCTGCGCCATGCGGGCGCGGTACTCGGGCCCCGGCACGATACCCCGCATCAAATCGTGCATCTCCGGGTTGGTGCGGAGCATCGAGTGGAGCTCGTGCGGGTTACTCAGCGCATAAGCAACCCGCTCGTCGCCGCCCATACCGTGCATCTCGGCGCCGCGAGCAAACTCGTCGCGGATCGTCTGCAGTACCTGCATCTCGCGCGAGCCGGGCTGAAGATTGTCGATGAGGTCTTTGGTGACTCCGTGCGTCGCTTCGTGGAGCAGCACCTCGGCCGACTTCTCGCGCACCTCGATATGATCGGAGCGTCGCCCGGTCCTGAGATCTTCCTCTGACACAAAGGCGCCGCGGCGGACTGTCTCCGAGGGGCGCAGTTCGAGATCCGGCGCCAGCCGCAGCATCGAGCGTGCATAGGCCGCGACGTGCGGCAGGCGCTTATTGATAAAGGGATTGTTAGCGATGGCGCGCAGCCCGTCATGCAGACTACCGCCGGCATCGATCGCCTCGCGCACCGGGGCGTTAACCCGGTCGTCTTGCATCACCCGCGACAGCGGGCTTGTCGAGGCGGTGGGTTGGTCGCGCTGCTGGCGCGACGCATCTAGCGGACGCTCTTCGCCTCGTACGGGCGGCTCCGCCTCGGGAGTATCTTCGACGCGCGCGGCTCGCTGCTCAGCGGCACGCTCCCGCGCCGCCCTCTGATCGGGCGGAGCGCGGGCTTGCGGTAGTTCTAGGGTAGACCGCCCGTCAGGTCCGGTTCTTCCTCCGGCTCCTGGGCGAGAGGCGGCGAGGCGGGCTTCTGGGTCTGCCCAGGCGTCGAGGAGCTTCCCGAACGCTGCATGCCGATCATGAAGCCACGACTGAAAAGCGGGTGATCCGCCGGCAGCGTCGGCAAGGACTTCTCCCGTTCGATCAGACTTCCAGTTGTGGACCGGGCCATATTCACCCTCCGAACCAAATTTCGATACCGTGCTTATACCAAGATCGGTACGTGCCGCAATCCGTTCAACCGCGTCATGAAAGCGCACATCGTCGACGAATGGTAACCCGTCATCCCCTCGAAAATTTATAACGACCGCTTCACGGTCGCCGACTTTAGTAAACCCAGCATCGGAGCCTAGTTCTTGGTTAATAGCAGCAAGCAGGCGGCTCTGCGCTGCCTCATCGAACGGCTGCTCAAATTCCAGATGACGACCGCGGGCTAAATCGCCGCCCGCAACGGTGCGGCCCGCCTCACGATCGGCATAGGCTTGCGCGTCTGCCTGCTCGTCAAATTTGCGGATAACCTTACCAGCGGCGTTGCGTACCGAGTAGTCACCCTCAAAATCATACGCGCGGTCAGCTCGGAAAAATGGCACCGCATCTTGCCGGTAAATAAACTGAGTAGCGCGGGCGTACATCTTCGCTTTTGTTCGATCGAAGAACCCGGCCGGCTTCTCAGGCACCAAGGTCGTGACGACGTTGGGGCTGACCTTCCCCTCAAAACTCCCCGCACCATAGGTATCGTAGCCGAGGTTCACCCCGACCCGCCGCGCCAGTTCGTTATTGCCGTCCTCGTCGAGGATCAGCGCGTGGGCTTCGCGGGTGAACTGCTCCTGCGCCGCCCGGCTGGCGTTGTTGATGGGGTGATCCAGATCCTTCGACGGGATCGCCTCGACCGTGACGTGCTGCGACATGCGGTCGATGGCAGATCCAAAATCGCCACGAGCGGTATCGATGACGGCTGCCACATCCGCCGGGTCCGCGGCCAGCGCGTGCTTGCGCCAGATCGCCATATGCCCCTGGCGGGCGGGGCCGTTCTTGTCCGGCGCCTTTGGCTTGAGGACGCCGTTTTTGTCAGGCTCCATCGTGGCAAACTTAGCGGCGAGGCTCTCCTTCCAGGTCGCCTCTTTGACCGCAGGCAGCTCAAACCTAGCTTTGATCGCACTCCACAGCGCCGCCTGGACTTGGTGCGGCAGCCAGCGCTGCTCGCCCACCGGCACGCCGGCATTAAGCTCGCCGGCAAGACGCTGTATTTCGAGCTGGGAAAATCCGTATTTGTCGGTGATGCCACCCCTAGCCCCGGTGCCGCCGGGACCGCCGGCAGCATCGACCCGGTGACCCATAGCACGCAGCACCCACAGATCAACCGTCGCACCCTTGATCGCCGCTGCTACATCCGCCGGCAGGTTGAGCCGGTTGTTGCCGGGTTCCAACACCTCGGGGTGAGCGGTAATCAGCTCATGCATCAGGTTGAGGTAGAAATTATTGGTCTTGCGCCCGCCCCAGTCCTGGCCGGTGTCGAGCCAGCGCTGGGCTCTGGCATTCTGCGACTCGGTGCCGACATGGATTGGTTCGCCGCGGTGCCACTGCTCATAGGCGTCGATGGCAAACTTCATATTGGTGGGCACCGGGCGCTGCGGCGAGTAGATCGCGACGAGCCCGGTTAACCGGTCGGCTTCACGCAGATCACCACGAGTAACCTGCATGATTTTCTTCATGCTGTCTTCGTACCAGTACCGGCCTTTCTCGCCTTCTTTGACGAGCTGTTTCATTAACTTCTGCAATTGTCGGTAATGCCGGGGCGTCTGTACCCACTCGGGCGCACCCTTATACTTGCCGTCAGCCGTCCGCTCCGGCTTTAGCGCCCGCCACCGTCGGTCCTCACGCTCACCCTGCGGGTGCCCCTTGGTTTCGTCCGGCCCCGCCTCCATGACCGTGCGAACAATATCCCCGCGTTCGCCGGTAGGTGTTTCACCAGAAACCCGGTCGATCGCCTCGGCTTCCTGCCGCACCAGTCGGTCATACGCGGCGGCGCGCTGCACTTTATTAACGAATTGGTTGACTTCTTTCTTAGCAAGCCCAAGTTTTTCGAGTGCTTCGCCTAGCGCCTTGTGGCTCATGCCCTCGGACGGGCGAGCGGTCGGCGCCGGTTCCCGCGCTTCAGCCCCGCGAGGAGCCGGTGCCGACTCCCGAGCCCTGATCTCTTCTATTTGGTCGAGCGCTGCGGCACGGGCGGTGCGGCTGACCAGCCGCTCTCGTGCCCTCTGCGATACACCTAGATCTGCCAGACGCTGACCCAGTTCCTCGTGGCTCAACCCCTCGCTGGGGCGCCGCTCGACGCGTCCTGGTGGCTGGGTGGTAAACCCTTCGCCTCGCACCGCTTGCTCGATACGACGAGGGGCTGCGGCTCGCTGTTGTCCTTCAGGCAGCGGCGTGCCGCCGGGGCTCTCCCCTGGACCTTGCTGACGCCGCGGTACCCGCCGCACCGGCTCGGCCGGCAGTGGTGCACCACCCGGCCCCGCCGGGGTTGGTGCGGGTCGCGGGGGAGCTGGTGCCGGCGTCGGCTCCTCTCGTAGCGGTGCACCGCCGGGCCCGACACGGGCCGGTGCTGCCGATCGTGTGGCCGCGGCAGGGGCTGTCTCGGCAGGTAGCGGCATGCCACCCGGCCCAGCCCCCGCGGGGGCCTGCGGGCGTGGTGCCGCCGCAGCCGTTGCTTCTGGGGTACGAGCGCGAGCAAACTCGACGGCTTGCTGCGGCGTGTCCCCTACCGCGATGACGTTACCGGCAGCATTTTTTACGACGTGCCCTGGACCGGTATGGTCCGGCTCGACCGTCCACCCCGCAGGGACCGGGGTAGGTTCACGAGGTAGTGGGGTGCCGCCGGGACCAGCGCCTGGAGACGGCGCACCACGTTCTATCGGCGCGGCACGATAAGGTTCTGCCGGGAGGGGAGCGCCACCCGGCCCCGCCGTGGGGGCGGCAGGACGCGTCGGGATAGCTTCGGCGAGAGCGGGCTCGGTCCGCAACGGCATGCCGCCCGGCCCCACCGGTTGGGGACGAGCAAAGGGTGCCGGCGTCGGCTCGGGTCCTATTACTGCCCCGCCTGGGCTCATCCCCTCGGGGTAACGTGGGTCGGGTGGGCGAAACTCGGCGCGCTGTAATCCCAGCGAGGTGGCGTCGACGGGTGCACCCCGCATCGCAAACTGGCCGAGACCTTCCGGCCCCATCGCCGGGGGACGCGGCACTGGTTCCGGTGGCAACGCCGTGCCGCCGATACCTGCCCCTCCCGCGGCTCGGTTTGGCGGCCCCTGAGTTAACGGGTCGGGCTGGAGACGCGTCGGCTCCGGCGGCAATGCCATGCCACCCGGCCCGCCGGACGGTGCCGGCGGGCGCTCAGCGGGGTTGGTCAGTAATAGTGGCGGCTGCGAAAGGTCAACCCGTCCCCCAGGTGGGCGGCCGATACCCGACGCGTTGAGCGCTGCGGTGTGCTCGGGCGGTACCCCCGCCGGGGTGACATTGTCGACGCGCGCCGAGGGGGGTAGCTCGACGAGAGGTGGCGGCTCCGCCGGGCGGCCTCCGCGCAGCGCCCCCGCGCCGGCACCAAAGGCGGTGCCCATGCCGGCGCCTACCGCCGTCTCGGCGGCAACCTGCCCCCAGTTGATCGCCGGCTGGGCGCCGGCAGCGACGTTCGATTGTTGCTGCGTATAAGAACTGTAGCCAGTCCCGATCGCGCCGGCGCCGCCCGCCTCCGCTGCGCCCACCGCGACGTTGCCGAGACGGGTTGCTTGCTGACCCATGGCGCCACGCAGACCCGGTGTCACTGCGGCGAGCCCGGTCGACGCGATCAGATTGGCGCCGAATTGCTGCAGCGTCGGGAATTGCTGCTTCATCTGCTCCCGCGCCGCGGCATCATCCATGCCTTGGTTGCGGAAGCCCTGGTACATCGCCGAGTTGGCTTTTTCCTCCGGCGTCATATTGTCGATGGTGTGGGCGTAGTCTTCGTAGCGGGCGCCGGCACCCGCGGCACCACCTTGCACCCCAGCGCCGGCTATACCGGCAACCTCACCCGCCCGTGCTGCACCCTCGGCAGCAAGCCCGGCAAACCGCGCCGCGGTGCGCGTCGCCATCTTTGCCGCAGCGCCAGCACCTAGACCGCCGGCAAGCGCAGTGACACCGCTGACGAGGTACGACTCAAGCACCGCGCCGGGGTTGCTACCAGCGACTTCAAATAGTTTTTTGGGGTCAAAGACCGATACCCCAGCCGCTGCCTGCCGGTCTGGAGACAACGATGCCGTAAGCTGCTCGTTGAACTTCTGCCACTGCTCGTTGACGTGGTCGAGGTACTCGGTGGAAGCGCCGAGTTGTTTCAGGCCAACCGCGGCGAGGCTCGCCATCTGATGACCCATCGTCGAGAAATCGAGGCCGACGACGGTCGCCAACCCACCGCTGGGTTTTGGCTTAGCATCCTCGGCAATACCGAGGACCGGCGCATCCGGTACCGGGGTGCCAAACCGGTCGTAATTATCCTGGTCGACACGCTGTTGCCGGGTTACTCGCGGCGCCGCAGCCGGCATGGGTGATAGGGGGCGTTGCTGCGGCGCGGCTTGTGGTTGCGCTGGAGCGGTAGGACCGCCAACGATTTGTTGCTGAGCATAGTAGGGGTCTTGTGGCCGCTCCGGCTCTTGCGGCTGCGCTTCCTGCGGCGCCGGCTGGTATTGCGCTTGTTGCGGCTGCGGGGTGGGTTGGTACGACGTAGGAATAGCCTGCGTCGCAGGAGCTTGCTGCTCCTCCGGCACGGTGAGCAACCCCGCCCGCGCCGCCTCTTCCTGATCGTAGGTAGCCTGCTCGCGCTGATCAGCAACGTCTTCATCGTCGTAGGGGTCAGCCATCAATGCATCGCCAATCGTGCGCCGGTTTGCGGATTAATCAGCTCCATGTGGTTCCGCTCTTTTGGATCATGCGCCAGCGGGAACCCCAGACCATAACGTCGACCATTTTTGGTAACCCAGTCGAGGACGACAGGGTCCTCCTTCAAATCCATCGCGATGCCAGACCCCGGCGGCCCCGTGCCGGCACCGTGGCGGGAGTTAGGCGCGCTAGGATTAACCTGCATCTGTCGAGCGGTGTCACGATAACCAGAGATAATCCTAAACCGGCGCTCCACTTCCGGTGGCATATCCTTCACCATGTTCTGGACTGCCTGCGTCATCGCCGGTGCGACGCCGGTAATACTTGACGCGCCCCCCGGCACCGCATTGCCTATGGTGTAAGGCGCCAGCGGATGAGCCCCACCAGTACCCAGTGCCGCGCCCTGTTGCGCTGGCCTTTGTTGCGTCGGTGCTTGCTGCGACTGTTGATATTGCTGCTGCATCAGCGCCCGTGCCGGGTGCTGGGTATTGGTGAAGGCTTCTCCGGCGTGGGTATTAATGTAGTAGCTACCCGGTACCGGCTGTTTGGTTTTCGGATCAACCACAACGTAGCCGTTCTGCGACGGGTCTTTTGGGTTCATAGTTGGCACTATACCGTAGGTACCCTTGATGACACCGTCGGCGATGAGTTTGATCTGCGAGTCCGCGATACTCATATTGGGCGCGGTCGTTTTCAACCCACGCGCCAGTGCATCCCGTCGCGCCACATAGGCCTGCTGATCTTCCGGCGTTTTATACTCCGGCGGTATCGGCCAGCCTGACTGCATCGGATCGCTGTTTGCCCACTGGTCTACCTGCTTCGCCGTCTCGGCGTCCTTGGCCCCCTTAAGCTCGGAGTACTTTGCGTCCAGCTCCGCCTGCTTACGCATGTTGGCGTAGAGCTGGTTGCGCTCCGCTTGGTTGATCGTCGCCGCTGCGCGTTCGCTGCGCCCCGCTTCCTTCATCCCCTCGATCGCCGGCCGAACTTCCTGGTACCCAGCCTGGGCGTTGTGCAGACGGATCTCAGCGGCGGCTTTTTGCTGGTCGGTGAGGAATTTGGCGAAGGTCACCGGGTTACCGGTGACCTTTAACTGACTGTTGATATCCTGCGCGGTGATCTTAAATGGCTGGCCCAACGGTTTCCCGGTCGCCTCGTCGAGGCGCACACCAAACACCTCGGTGCCATTGGTCATAAACCGGCCGGCGGTGCCGTCGGGGAAGAACGCATGCGCTTTTGCCAACTGCTGCGCTGCGGTTGTGCCGTCACCGCGCTGCAACGAAGCCATCGCTCCCATGAGGTGCATGTTTGACCCCATAAAAGCCTGCCGCATGACAAAATCCTGTGCCTTCTCGGCGCCATCGGTATCGCCCTTGGCGAGGAAATTCTGCACCATCAGATCTTGTACGTGTTGCCACGCATCACTCATCGACTGGCCGCTGGGCGCCGCGTCGGCTACGTATTTCATAGCAGCATCAGGGCTAATTTTGGCTGCTCTAACAAACCCATTTGCAGTCGCAGTGCCACCGACGCCACTGCCAAAATCGAGCTTGGAATAGTCCTCGTTTTTGTTGTTGGGGTCGAAATAGCGAGCGGCGTAGCGCATCGCGTTCTCGCGTCCCCGCGACTCCATAAAACCAGGACCCCCGTTGTAGGCAGCCACCGACGCGTAGCTACCGGCGCCGAATTTGCTGTCCAGCTCACGGGTATAAAGCGCTGCCAATTTTGCCGCGACGGGAAGGTTCTCGTCTTTAGTGAGATCGTAATGTTGCCCGCCGAAATACTTATCTTCTAGCGCCTTCTGGGTGCTCGGCAGAATTTGAAAGATACTCGTTTCGCCGTCTTTACCAACCTTCTGGTTGTTGAACGAAAAACCGGTTTCAACCCCAGCCGTGTGCATGAGCTGGCGCGGATCGACGCCAACACTCTCTGCGGTACTCTTAATCAAATTGAACAACTCGGGGTGTTGATTGCCGAGGATGTTATACGAATGGATCGGGATCTCGCCCTTATACTGCGCTGCCGAAGGGGGTGGGCCTGTTTGTACTGCACCGCCGCTAGTCGCAGCGAGCGGCTGTTCCTGCGCCGGCTGTTGCTTTGGTGGTGCTGCCGCGGTCTTCGCCGGCTCAGGGCTCGTGGTGACAGCGGTGCCGCCAGGGCCGGGAGTAACCGGGATCGCTTCTTTAGGCGGAGTAAGGGTTGCTCGATCCGCTGGAGTGACTGGTCCCGCGTCTCCCTGTACCTGTGCGTATCCGCTAGTTTCCTGACGCGGCGGTACCCGCAGCGTCTTGTCTTCGTTCGCGGCAGCCCGCGCGTCCATCGCGGTGTTCCAGGCGCCGATATTCGGGTAGTACGTACCCTCCACATACCCGCCGGCCGTCTTAGTCGGCACCGCTTGCTCTGCCGGCGCAGCGGCGGGCGCCGGGGCTACGGGAACTGCCCGGTCACCCCCCGCGGCTGAGTCGTCGACGGGGGGCGGGAAATTGACGACAGCAGGAGGAGTACCGCCGCCCGACAGCGGCAGGGCGCTTTCCTGCGGTGGTGATACCGCCGGCCGCCCCGCCTGCCCCTGCACCGCCTCGGGCGGCGGTGGCGGCGACTGGTCGGCGTCGCGGACGTAGGGAGGGAGGAGATCAGACATTAGTAAGGTACCGCTTGCTGGTATGGTTGCCCCGTCAGGGGGTCGATCGGGACCGACGGTGTCGGAGAAGACGGAGGCAAAGCCGGCCTTGAGGTAAGGCTAGGTAACTGCCCCAGCGCGCGTGGATTTGTATACGCTTGTGGCTGTGCTGGCGGTAACGCCCCGCCAATCACCGCAGGGGCAGATGGCAGCGCACCTCCTGGCGGCAAAAGCCGTGGCAGCTGCCCCAAAGCCCGCGGATTACCAAACGGCGACGGCTGCGCTTGCGGTCGACCCGTGTAACGAGTGCCAGGAGTAAGCGCTTGATTGATCGAAGGGGCATTCTCCCCGCCCCTAGCGCGATGCAACCCTTCGTCTTCTGTCCAGATAAAGTCACCCGCAGGCGCGCCGGACTGAACCACAGGCGGAGGTGTTGCTGGCATAGGTGGACGAGACAGCACTTCCGGCGGAAACCCGCCAGCACTCGGCGCCGCACCCGATTTATCATCGTCCGGCACCTGCGTAATTCGAGACTGCCACGGCGGCAGCAACGCCGCCGGCTTCGCCGCAGTCTTAGGAACCGCGTTACCGTCCTTGTCTAAAGTGGGCGGTGTCGTCGCGTCGGGGTGAGCCGTTGGGTCGTCCCACCCTGTCTCCGTGAGATTAGTCTGCCCTGCACTTAACCCCGCCGGACCTGAAGTATCCGGGTCGTTTACACTCGGCGCTTTCGCCGCGACCGACGGCAACGCAGCCTTAGCCTTAGCGTCCTCCTGCGCCTTCTTTGTAGCAGACCGAATTTCTTCTTCCCGTGAGTACGCTTGGATATCCTTACCGAGCTTCCACCCGCTATCCAGCCCTTCACTCAAACCAGCGGCGAATGATCCAACCATAAACGACATGGTTCACCTCACCGCCGCAGCGAGTGCCAGGGGGTACCGCACAAAGTCGAAGCCGCCGATTGAAGCTACCGCTTCCGGCGCTACCGCGCGCACTTCATCGGCCATAAACCCGTAGCGAGGTTCTGCGCCCAGAACGTCCCATACGTAATTATACGCATACACCATTAATTTGCCAAAATATCCCCGCGGTTCGATGTTGCGTTTTACCCGACGATCAGACAGTGCAAACGGCAGCGCCGTACCAATCAGCTTACCGGCAAGGTTGCCGATACCGGCCGATTGCTGCGCTGATACATCCGCGTTCAACTTCGCTCCCGCTAGCTCGTTGTTGTACCCAAAGTTCATCGCGTTTGCTGCATTACCATACGCAGCGTTACCGCCGCTAAAATACGACGTGGGACTGCCCATCGCACCGGCGCCGGTGGCGAAGTGGGTGTCGCCGGCCTTGGTTCCAGCCTGTCCGGCTGCGGTTGATGTCTGGTAAAACTGCGCGGTCTGCGGCCCAAACCCGCGGCCGGTGGCGATGGCTGAGCCCTCAAGTGCCAGTTCCTGCTGCGCCACCTCGTTGCGTGCCCCTGTCCCTGCCGCGGCCTCCCCCGCCGCCTTGCTGATGCGATAGCCCGCATCGAGCGCGCCATAGCGCGTCGTACTCGGGTCGATGCCGTAACTTTGAAGGTTGGTCAGCGCCGCCTGCCGCTGCGCGTCGACCGTCGAGCTGACATCAGCCCGCGCCATCGCCGATTGCTGCGCGGCTCGCGCCGGACTGTTCCAGTCAAGCGCTTGGTTGACAAAGCGTTGTTCGACAGGAGCATAAGTTTCTAAGTACATACCCTCCTGTTGCTTCGCAATATTCGCCGCTTCCTGACTAGAACGGGTCTGAAGATCGAGATAATTAGTGATGTAGGGGTCGTAGCGGGCAGATTGATCTTTAGCCCAGTCAAGCTGTTCTTGCCCGAGATCAAATTGCAGCTGGGCCGCGTGAGCGTCTGCTTGTACGATCGGTGTATAATCTGGCGCCTTTGGGGCTGGACTACTCTTGCTACCCACAGCGGGGCCTCCCCTAAAGGGTGTCGGAGGATACTACAGTTCTACTAGGAACCACCCACCCTTTCGGGACGTGATTGAGCCAGCGACAGAACTCCGGCTTCATGTAGAGAATAAAAGCGTGAACCCCCTCGCCGTACATGTCACGCACCAGTGTCTCAACCCGCCATCCCCCCCGCAAATCGAGGGAAAGCGCGGGGTAGTTGTCCGAGCGGACCATTCCCAGCAGCTTTTTCACCCCGAGCTGGTTAAACGCGTAGTCGAAGAGCATCCACAACAGATCCGGCGTCGCCCACCCCGGTCGTTCCCCTGCCATGTGCACGCAGGCGCAGACACCCGTGAAACCATCGAGAACGAAGCCGCCCTGGATCTCACCGTCATGATGGGTCGACAATGAATGCCCATAGCCGGGCACAAAGTGCCCGTCGGCCCGCTGCATGATCCACGCCCCCGCGCCGGGAGCATTAATCTTTATTTCCAACGCCCCTATATCCCTAGAACCAACCAGAATACAGCACCAGTGTAGGGCGCACCTGTAGTAACATCCATACCTGCATTGGTCAGATTACTATAGTTAAAGGAAAAATTAACACCGGCGGCAGCACCCCCTGTTACTTGGACGTTAAGAACTGAGCTTAATGTTATCGGAAATACAACTGGATCCGAAGTTCCACCAGTAAAAGTAGAATAACCGTACTGTATAGTTAAACCATTCGCTAAAACTAACCATCCGGGTTCAGCGTTTGAAAAGTTAGGGAAGACGAGGTCAGCCAACTCGTCCTTGGTTACGAGGCCGCTCGTCACCGTACCCGTAGCACTGTTACCGGTGATGGGCGTCAGCAGCCCCAACGCCAACAGGTCATCAAAGGTAACTGCTCGCCCAGGGAGCGAGCCGCGATACCCGCCAAGGCTCTCGACACCTTGCTTTAGCGAGCGCACCGTGGTCACCAGCGAGCCGAGATCCGCCAGCGGGTTTTGCACCTGCGGCACGTTTTTGTTAGGGGTCAGCGCGAAGGGCCGGTCAGACACCTTGAAGCTCCTTCATCGTCGAGGCCAGTTCGACGCTGTCGATACGAACCCGGCCAATCAGCTCGATCTGCCAGTCAAAGGCGCGAAAGCCGGAGGGCAGACGGAAGATGTCCGTCGGCTTCTGAATGTCCCGCTCCATAATCAATGTCAGATCCGGCCCCGAGAAAATGCGAAAACGCGCATGCACGCCATCGGGCAACAGCCCTGAGGGGTCAGACGGCATCGCGTCGTCCACCCGTGGACTTGATGTAACATGCACCGCCCCGAGACTGATTGGTGCCGGTGCATAGAACTGCTTAGACTTCCACTGATAAGTATCATGTGCTGCCGTCGGACTGTCCCAGAGATAGACATTACCCGCGATCATCACATAGGTGTTACCTTCAAACTCATCGTTCCAGATCGCTGTCGCGTTATCGACCGTGTTCAATAGCACAAACCCGGTCTTGTTGTCGGTACCATCAAAAATGAAACCGCCATCGCTGTGAATGGCGATGTACTGGGCGCGGTGCCGTGCTCCGATAATAGTAGCCCCGTGATACAATGTAAGCCACAGTTGCTTGCTCATCGTATCCAACGATATGATGTCGGCCTGGAAATAGTTGGTTTTTACCAACCCATTTTGCGAGGAATAAATAACCCCCTGGAGGTCCGTAACCACCGAGCCGCGTGATATACATGGCTCTGCTACCTGGGTTTGATTTATAATATAATTCGCCGGTGAGTTACCGGTACCGGCCGAGATAAAGCCAGCGGTGAGAATTGCGAGCGATTGGTTCCACGCCGTTAGCGCGACGATGTCATATAATACCGACTGGTCGTAGATCGCCGGCCATGCGTGCGGCCGGTACGGCTCGCAGAAATGAATTGTGTTGCCGGTGAACCCCACCATCATGCCGCCGGGAAGAGAGACCAGCCCGTCAAGATGATCCGGCGGGTTGCCCCAGCTTGTCGAGATCAGTGTGGGGTTGTCTATAATTTGAAGGTCGGTAGAAACATCGACGTAAGGATCTGGAGATATCAAAAAATCCACAATCATGTAAAACGAGGCGCCGGTCTGTAACCCCGTCACCGTGCGGTAGAGCCGCACCTTGCGTACAAACGGATAGTTTCGACCGGAACTCCCAGCGGGTGGCGGGGGCGGCAAGCCGTAGATTGTCCAAGTGCCGTCGGCAGGCCCCTCGACAATAACGCTGGGATAGCTAGGTGCGCTCTCTTCACCAAAATCGTTGATAAAGGTGTAACAATAACTCCGCGCCACCTGAGGAACCGAGGTTGTTCCGCCAGTCACCGATACAGATAGTGCGCTACCACTACCAGGATTAGGCTGATCAATCCCCAGATCGTAAGGTACCAGCGGCACGCCGAAATTATTGTCGTCGTTGATCATCGCAAACGTCGCCCAGTGCGGGCTCAGATCACCGGGATTGGTCCAGTAAATCCGTCGCGTAGCGTCGTTGGTCAGCGGCGACCGGCAAACGCTGGAGAACTCACTTGGCAGCTTTAGCCATACCACCACTTCGTTCAGCGCGTCGGGAAATCGGAACGCCTTGCGGGCGCCCGGTAGAGATTTGACGAGCTGGAGCTGCGGCAGCCCGTCGAGGTTGCCGGAACGAAAGTCGCAGTCCTGCGCCTGCTCCGACATATTGTCGGGCAGCACCCCAGGATCGAGGCGGGGGACCATGCCCCCCATACCCCGGATGGCGAAGCGGGCCATAGCCTACCAGTAGACCCAACCAACCGTGTTATCGACGTAACGATAGGTCTGAAGCTGCGCCGCTGACGCTGTGACAGGCGCCCCTGTGACGGCACCCGCAGCAGCGTTCTGTACCGTCAGAGTCGTGACGACTGACCTAAACTTGAGCATAACCTCATCCCCTGGCTTAGGGGCGGGGGGCAGTTTTACAGTCAGCGCCGCAATCGTTGCCGAGTGATTAAAGTACGCACTGTCCTGACCCGCCGCCATTGCGTAGGTCTGACCGGTTGTCGGGACATTTACCGTAATTACGGGGGTGGCGTCCGACAGAAAGAACGAGCCACCTTGAGCTAGAAAACTAGGCATCTACTTTACTCCCTCTTTCGGTTTGCATGGCTCTCCACAGAGCTTCTCCAACTCGGCGATCCGCGCGTCGCGCTCGGCAAGTTTGCGCCCCATGTCCTCGGAGTACAGCACCACCGCCGGCATAAGCTGCTGCACCGCCGTTGATAGATTTCGCTCGGCCATCGTCGGCTGTGGCTGCGGCTGCGACTGCTGTGCCAGCGCAGTCCCCAGACCAATGGGGAGCAATAAAACCAGAACTATGGATACATTTCTCATCAGCAATGCGTCACAATCCCGCCATCGATCTTGAACAACGCCGTCGGCACCCCAGCCGCACAACTCACCCCTGGAATACCGCCAACCTTGTACCAAGATGAGTTCATATTACCGTAGCCAGGGTCGCCGCCACTCACCGCAGCTACCCCAATCCCGCCGCTCGGGTAAATCACCAAGGGCGAAATCGCAGTTCCGTAATCCCCAGCCGCCGCCGTATTGATCTGCCAGATCGCTTGCCCGCCGGCAAAGGCTAGCCGATGCGAACCACCCGCCGTCAGCGACGTGCCGGTGTCCCGCCATTCCGACTGAATAAACCGGCCTGTCAGCCGCTCGGCGGTGCCACACGTCGGGCAATGCGAGGTAATAATCTCCTTGGCAATCTCACCCGGTCCATTGGTCACGGTGAACGCGCCGTTGATATTTTTTAAAACGATCCGGTAACCGAGGCTCTGCGTCGGCACCTCTGCCTTGGTCGCATTGAAACCAGAACCGATCATAATATCGCCGGTCGCGGCCGGACCTGCCGCGACTTGAAAGAAAATACTTCCCCGATCGGCCAACTGCTGACTCGTGGCCGTGATCACATTCTCCCACATCGAACAATGCGTCGGGCACTGATTAGCGTAATCGGCGTTCTGAACCATCACGCCGCTATAAGGCATGATCATATTCGCTGCGCCCGCCGCCGATGGGCCGTTGTTGCCCAGCATGATCCCGTAGCCGCCGCCGTTCGACACATCGGCGCCCAGCCCCACGCCAAAGCTCGGGAGCGTGTGGACCTCCCAGATAACGTTGTTGTTCACATCCTTCCAAATACCGGCAACTTCCAACGTCGTAATGCCGCCGCTATCGTCAGCCGTGAAGCTCTTAAACTTGGAACTGCTGACAATCAGCCCGCCGGTATCGCCTTTGCGGCCCTGCTCGGTGACGATCCACATGCCGGCAAGCTCGCCCTCGACCAGCGAAGTCTGCGCGTTGGTTTTACCCGCCGTCACCATCAACGCCATGTCCGCACTGGCCGGCCCAAAGGCGCCGCTACCGATCGCCTCGCGGTGGATATTGGTCGTCATTTTCGTATTGGACGGATGCCCCACCGTGTCTAACGACTTAAAAAACTGCCCGGCGAGCCAGTTGCCACCAAAAGATGGCGGTAGGAACCCCCGCATATCTCCTTCCGACGCGGTCATCGTCAACATGGAGGCGTTGCTGCCATCCTTCTGCATCGGGTTTGGTACTTGCTGCGCCGCTGCCGGTAAGGCCAAAGCAGGCGTCGTCAGAATGCCTAGCAGAATTATAGGCAGTAGGGCGCGCATCTCATCGCCCCTTACCGCGAGCACTCAGCCGTTTCTGGCCGGCGCGGTCAGCGCGCTTCTCCGCGGCTGAAGTCTCATATTGCTTCGCGCTCACCCCGGCGCGCTTAGCCCCGGCAGCATCTTCACGCTTATCGGCTTTGCTATCTTCATACACTTTTGCCTTCATCACATACTCCTTAGTACAGCCCAGGGCTGTTACGGCCTTTGTTAGGGGTGGATTTTTTCGCCAACGCCTTCTTCATCGCCGCCGGCGCGGTCTGTGCCCAAGCAGGCGTCGCCAGCATGCCTAGCAGAGCTATAGGTAGTAGAAAGCGCATCAGTAACACCCAGGGCTTACGCCACTTTTCGGCGAAGAGTATCTCATACCGGCTCTCCATGATTACGATAATCGTAGTTATAGGATACCTTGCAGGACGCAGTTGCCGTTGATCGCCCCCGCATCCGGCGAGAACAACCTGATCGCGGTGATCGGGTTCGCGTTGATCGAAGTGTAACCAAAACCGCTCGATATTTCCTGCCACCCGGTCGACAACCCATACCCCGCCTCGTAGCGCATCGTATACAAGCCGCTGCTCGGATACCCAAGCGCGGCAAAATGGGCGGTGAAAAGGTTACCGGTGTTGCTGCCGTAAGTGACGCCCCAGAGATTATCGGTCAGGGTCATTGCATTCATACCAGCAGTGAGAAACGTCGTTGGCGTGGCATTGGCGAAACTTTGATAGGTACCGCCGGTTACATAATCCGTCGCACCGGCTAGCCAGGTAGGCCCGGTACTGGTACCAAACTGCATCTTAATCTTACCGTTGGGATAAGGCCCTAATCCTGAACAGGTAAGGTTGTAATGTAAAAATGAGGGGTCGATGTTAGTAAACTCGATTGCCGCCACACGATATTTAACCTGACGATCAAGGGTCACCCAGTCCTGCATGCTCACCGGGTTAGGGTCCCCATTGGTCCCCATCCCGATCGCGTAAGCCTTGCCTCCGAGATAGCCATGAAACTCGTTCCCCGAAAACGTGATGCCCGGCACCGCGTCGCCGGCCCAATCGAAATATCCGTAGAGCTGCCGGGCGCTGGCGCCGCGCGTGTCGTATGCCTTATTGCCGACATAACGCGCGCCCGTACCAGCCTTGCTACCGCCAGATAGCGGCGTATGAAAAGCACTCTTTTCGGCCTCGGAGATCGGCGGTGAAACTGTCGGGACCGCGTTGTTGTTGTTCCACGCGATATTGTTACATATCAGGTTGTGGAACCCAAAATTATTGATCGCAATACCCCCGAGGTTCCAAAACATATTATCGCAGACAATCGAGTTGTGCGGTACCTCGACGCCCCCGATCAAAATGCCGCTAGTATCACGACTCGTCCACCCACTGTCGTGGATCTTATTACCGATATAGCTGTGATATTTCGATGAGCCGGCAGACGGCCCAAAAATCCCTGTACCAAAGTTAAAGTTGGAAATGTCGTTATAACTGACATCAAAATTGTCACCGTCGGCTTGGATCGCCGACCCGACACAGATGTTCCGGTTCATCGTCATATAACGCATCGTGCCGCTGCGTTCGACGGTCGTAGTCGATAGACACTGGTTGGGGCTATAAGCCGGCTGGCTATGGATATAGTTATCGTCCATGTGTCCGTTCTCGAACACATAGCCGCAGCACACCGCGTACATCGTAATGTACTGGTCGCCAGGACTGTTAATGATCCTGACGTGGTCGATCGAGGCATAGTTCACGTTGCCGGTATAGGCGAACATCGCCAGTATTGCGCCACTGCCGCCGCCGGGCGCCCAGACGCTGGTCACCGCGTTGTTCTGGTCGAATGTCAGCTCACTGACCCTGACCCCGGATTTAGCATCCCAGAAGAAAATGGCGTCGCCGCCGATCGTACAGGCCGAGGGGAACTTTATCGTCGTCGTGCTGGCACTAGCACCGATCATCGAGATCGCCGACGCCGCTATCCAGTGCTGTGCACAACTGAGCATGTAGGTGCCGGGCGGGAAAAACACCGTCGGACTGTCGGTGCGAGCAAACATTTCGGCCATCCTGGCCGTATTGTCGGTCACCCCGTCGCCGACAAACTTGAAATCAGCTGTCGCCGAAAGCATCAAGGCGCCACGGGGAAGCGGGTTTGGCACTTGTTGTGCTGATGCGCCCAGTGCCAACAACAACCCAGACGACAATGATATAAGTAACTTCCAGAACATGATCAGAACCCCCAAAAAGATTTTTGGTTCGTATGCAACATCGCGCGCTCTCCAGGACCTAGCGTGTAATCCAACCACACGGCCAGCTCAGTAAAATCACACGTCGCTGCGTCACCGGAAGCAACGTATATATTACCGGCATCCCCAGGCAACGCCGTCCCCGTCACTTCCGCTAAAGCATCAACTCGCGCCACCCCGCCAGACGCTGCAAAGACACCGGTATAAGAGTGATATAATCCTGCCACTCCCCCGATTGAGAGATTATAAGAGTCGTTACCGACAACAGTGACATCGTAATCGGCGTGTTGAAAAATTTTATTAGAACCAGCCGCGACAAACATACAACTAAGATAACCGCCGGGAGCTACCCGTGTCAGTTGACGACCCACACCATTTATAGACATCGTTTTACCGGCACTGAACCACCAACTTGCTAAATTTATAAACATATTTTGGGTTGGCAGTGTTGTCCGAACACACGGCTTACTCGTACCGACACAGTTCAGCACCAAAGTCGGAGCAGCCGTCGGTGCCATATTTTGGGAGTTACCCGACTGGTCATACCACAAAACAGGAAAACACGTCGTGCCGGCACAGAACGCATTAGCTGCTGCGATATCAAATGGCGAGCCTAGCCCCGGCACAAAACCGACAAAACCGATATCGGCCTGAGTGGTATCGAGGGCTCGCCCCAATCTTACTGCCGGGCCATTGTAGGTAGATTTTAGTTTACGAAAACTATAAGCGGCGCTGGGTGATGTGAACGCATCCAGGCTATAGGGTATCCAATAATCGTGCTGATTATTGGACAGCGCCACCCGCTCATCCAGGGTTAACGTATAGTTGTCCCAAATGATTGCTTCCGACACATTGCAGGTAATCCCGGCACCACCTACCACCACACCGACAGGCCCAGACGCGCTACCCGCAACATTACCCCCTGCCGTTTCCACCGCGTCGATCCGAACCAACGTCGATGCTGCGTTAAACTCTCCGATAGTGGTGTGCCACACTCCCTCGGTTGCCCCGGATAGGTTAAACTCAGTGACAAAATCGGTAAGAAGCCATGACTCCGGTAATGTATTAAACCCGGCTAAACTATTACCCTTTCCTACGACATAACACCGAGAAGCCGTCCCGCCAGTACGTTGCGCTACCGCGCTCAACGTAGTCTTGCCGGCCGCCCAGGTAATGCTGCTCGTCTGCAATAACTGAGTTGCCGTCGTTGCCCTGGCGCAAGGCTTGCCGTTGCCGCAATCCGCAACATAAGCCGGCTGGTTCGCCAACGTCGCCTGTGTTGCATGTCGAGCAAAGCCTGACTGATCGTACCAAGTATCAAAAAAACAACTCGTCGCACTGCAAAACGTAGCGGCAGCTGCGGTGTCGAAATCGCCACCGACAAATCCAATATCTGAGGTACCGCCCGTTGTACGACGTAGTTTCGCCGCCGGACCAAGGTAACTAGCTTTAACCTTTCTTAAGCTGTAGATCGCAGCTGGCGCGTTCGCGACGATGTCGGTAACCCCCGCACCGCCACCAGCACGCACAACGACATGCTGCATACCCAAGCCAAAGCCCATCGACTGCGCCAGTGCTGGCACAGTGAAGAGCCCAAGCAAAAGGCTCAGTAAAGCGCGACGACCAAAGCGCATGTCGTGTTCGTGCTCATAACTTTTGCGACCTGAAATGGTAAAAGGCTACCGGGCTGAACATTGCTGAATGTCACCGCTACACCCGCCCCCGTTGTGTTATCGGCCTTAAAGACCAAAGCGAGGTTGCAGGCCGACGCGTCGCCGACGTAGAGCCCTCGCGTCCCCGGTAGAACCGTCGTGTCGCTCTTCGTCACAGCACGAGCGGAGATCCCCTGGTTCAGCGAGGGGGAGCCGGTAGGCGCGGTCTGTGCCCAGGCAGAGCTAGCCAGAATGCCTAGCAGAACTATAGGCAGCAGGGCGCGCATCTCAGCGGCCCTTACCGCGGGCGCTCAGCCGCTTCTGCCCGGCGCGATCGGCGCGCTTCTCAGCAGCCGAGGTCTCGTACTGCTTCGCGCTCACCCCGGCGCGCTTCGCGCCGGCAGTGTCCTCGCGCTTGTCGGCTTTGCTGTCTTCATATGGTTTTGCCTTCATCGCCTTACCTCCTCAGTACAGCCCAGGGCTGTTGCGGCCCTTGTTGGGGGTGCTCTTCTTCGCCAGCGCTTTCTTCATGGCCGTCGGTTGACCGGGGTTCGTCGGACCTGGGATCGGTCCCGCCGGCACCGACTTGCCGGGCGTACCCGACAGGTTCTGTGGGCTCGACCCTTTGGAACTAGGGTTGACCGCGATACCACCCTTGCCCGGTTTGTCGTACATGCCGTGCATCTCATAGTCCTTTCATTTATACTTGCACCCATTCGGCGCCAGTATAAGTTATCTGTATCCAACTGTAGTCGAAGTTCATGTATAAAGTCGGCTGACCTTCGATCTGTGCGGTACCGCCGACTACCGTAATTGGGTATGTACCGGCGTTACCGGTAATGTCTTTGATTGTGAGCGTCTGCCCCACTACCGGTGACGGCGGCAAAGTAACAAAAAGCGGCTCGGTGCTGACATTGCTGATGTAGATAAACCCAGCCGTGCCGGCAGGCAGCGCAGTCGTTTCGTAAATCGTCATAGACGGTGGGGTGGGCGGCATAACGGGGGGCTCCGGTGCGGGCGAGGTGATCGGCGGCGGCGCCACCGAAACGACGATATCAACTTGCTTCGCCCGGCCGGTACCAGCAATCGCCAAAAACGACACCAAATAAGAAACTCCGGGAGTACCGGATGCTACCATCAACGATACGGTCTTGCCCGATAGGATCGCACTCTCGTCGAGGATCAATGGAAAGGTATCCGGTACGTCCGACGGCTCGCTGGCAAACGGGTAGTCCACCTGCCAACCCCAGGCAGCCTGCCCCGGCAACGCGGCAAAATTGGACAGACGAGTGATCGTCTCGCTACGGTCAAGCCAGCGTTTAAAATCAAAGAAGTACTTCCGCACATCGATGTGTTGCTTTTGGGAGTTACCCAGTACGCCAATGTTTTCGGATACCCGGTATGTTGTTGGCCCGCTCAACTTTTACGCCTCCCACTGGCAAAGTACGGGAACCGCCAAGCCGACCCATCGGTATATTGCATCGCGGCAAACGAGCGAGCGTGAACAATCCCAGAGCGAAAGCGTCTACCATAAAACGTCGCCAGTTGTGGCGAACTGTAGGGTTTACCCGGCTGCCCATAAAGACCAGTCAAAGTGCCAGCTTTAATGTAATTAAACCACTGGGACCACACTAAAGACCCTACGTCAGACAGAAAATCTTTTGGCTTTAGTGCCAGCCACGCTTGCCCGGTACGGCGTGCATCTACCGGTGGCGGAGTTAAATCGCGTAGCAATGACGGAGGTTCAATTTTACCGTAGTACAACCCGGTATAGTTCAAGATCCAGGCTACATCCCAGTCGCCGTCGAACGGGTTAAAATCAACCCAACTGATCCCCGGCGCCATCTGCCAAAACACATGCTCGCGGCGGGTCGTCGACTGGATGAAAAATTCTTCCAACGTGTTCCACAGCGCCAATTGCACCTGGGTATGCGGCACGTCGGGCAGCTCGGCGTAGATATTTGAGTACAGGCGGTCGAAGCTATCGGGCTTAAGCGCCTGCGGGCTGACCACCTGGGGCTTCTGGCCGCCAGCCAGTGCGACCCCCGCTTCGTAGGCCGCCGCGAACAGAGCGGCGCGCTCGGGGTTGGCCCAGGGCTGACCAGCCTCGGCCAGCAACCTCGCCAAAACCCCGCTTCGTAGCGTCTCTAGCCAAGTCTGGAACAAGACCTCCGGCACATGCGCCAGATCCACCGGCTGCAAGGTGACCAGAGCGGTACCGCTGGCTTCGGTTGGCTCCAGCGGGATCAAGCGGTCGGGCTGCTCGACCCGGTATTGCTCTAGCCCGTAGACTTCAACCACTTCGTTGACCAGCCCGTCGGGCGAAGTCAGCTGGACTTGAGTGTCGGCATCGACCAAGGACCACTCGACGGTCTTTCGGTACCAGCCGGAGCGCCCGCAGAAATCCTCGATGGTGTTCCACGCCATCATCTGGATATGCGTGTGCGGCACCAGCGGCACTTCGGCGAAGACGTTGGCGTAGAGCCGGTCGAGCCCGTCCGGTTCGCCGACTGCCTGGCTAACAACCTGCGCCGCTTCAAGCAGGACCCGCGCAATCTCAGCCTCGTAGAGCTGTAGATAAGGCCCGGCTACCTCAAGGTTTGTGTAAGGTTTAGATGGCTCGGACAGCAATCGCGCTAAAGCACCAACTCGCAACGGCCGGAACCATGTCTCGAAGATAAAAACTGGGGTCGCGTCGAGATTGGTTGGACGTAAGCTAACCAAAGCGGTGCCGCTAGCGCTCGCACCCAGCGATATCACCTTATCCGGCTGCTCGATGCGATAGCGATCGATGCCGTAGACCTCGACGAGGTGCTGAACTTCCCCCTCGGGCGAAACCACAGTAGTTGTACTACCGCTGCTACCCACCGAGACCGCCACTACCCGGCGGAAACACCCAGACCGAACACAGAAATCCTCGACCGTGTCCCAGATCGCGGCCCGCACCATCGGCTCAAGCGTACCCGGCAGCTCGGCGAGGAGCCCGTCGATCAGGCGGTCCAGTGAACCTGTACCCTCGGTGCTAAGCATCAGCTTGCAGCCACCAACAAGCCCGTCGTGAATTTATTCAGGAGTGCCACGGCACGACCTTCCGCAGCAAACTCGTCTTCTCGCAGCTCCGACCTACCAACGATGTAATTAATACAGAGGGGGTAAAACACTAAGTCGAGCGGGAACTCCGCCGCCGTATCGTCAGGCATGACATACTGCGGGACACTGACGCGCAGCCCCGTCGCGAGAAACGCGTCGGGGCGTTTCGCACGAACCTCAGAGAGAGCACTGTTAAACGCCTGGATCAGATCCGTATCCGAGTACCGCACCGATCCGGTGATCGGCACGACATCATTGAGGATCGCCCTGGCATCCGACAGCATCCGCCCAATGGTGGGCTGCGTCGTCAGCATCTGGAGTACCTATAGAACCTATAGTTACCCACGCACCGCATATAGCTCCGTAATTGCGATGCCGTCGAGCACTTTCGCCCCGTAGACCTGGAGACCGCGGAGCAATGTGCCAAAGGTGCTCTCCGACCGCAGGGTTTCCACCTTGCTGATCTGACTGGCGAAAGTGAGCCCGTGCGGATGCCCGCCAAAGATCCGGGTAGCGCTGGCCGAGCCTTCGGTCGCTGTCGGCAGCAAATTGGAGCTGTACAGCGTGAAGCGATCGATCATCCCAAGGCGGCCATTTCTCATCAGAGAAACACCATCACCAGAGATCGAGGCGTTTCGCAGATCCGACTTCTTGACGAGGCCGGCAACCCACGGCGGGACCACCAGCCACCTCCCCGTTTCGGGGATGTTCTGCTCGTCAAGGACCGTACCCATGTCCACGATCGAGTCGAGGATGTTGGTCGCGGTCAATGCTACCGGCGCGCCAGCAGCACCGAGGTTGAAGTCGGAAATCCTACCCGCTGTTGCCCCCTTGTTGTTGGCATCGATGCCGGCATCGATCAGACCGAGAACACCGGTATCAATGGTGATCTTGAGCTGCTCGCTGGCATCGTCGGCCCACATCGACAGGAGGTGCATATCCGCTTGGCGTTCCATCACGTCGTCAAGTACCAAGTTGAAATATTTGGCATAGTCGATCGTGAGTTCAACCGTCGAGGACGAGGGACGGTCGACCGTCAACGCCATATCAAGCTGATAATCTTTGATGGTGATCGTCGGCTTGGTACGGATTTTTACCTTGTCGCCTTTGTTCTGGATCTCCCCTTCGTAGTCGGTGTTAGAGATAGCGGAAAGAACCGTTGCACTATAGAACTTTTCGCAACCTACATTAATATAGGTTCGACTGTCGCTTCAAAGCATTACGTGTCCACTTCGTAGGAATGTCGAAACTCACTCCCCGAACTAGATCCGCTGCATGCCCTGTCGGATCACTCAGTCTGTGCTGCTGCGAGTTGAGGGCTATAACGTGCTCTCGGATGGCATTTCCATCACGGAAATTCCCACCAACGGCACAGCCCAGCAAGAACGCTGCTTGCGCGCGCTTAATTACCAAGTGGTGTGCGAAGTGCCCAAGAAACTCCTTCGCTTTCGATGGTTGCGACAATTGAAGCTGCCACAACAAATTATCTCCCACCTGACAAACCGCCCCACCGAATGCCTTAGCAACTAGGTCGACGCCCGCACGATACTGCGGGGCCGCTAAAATACTAGCCGTCGGATAGGCGTAGCCGGTCTTATAGCACACTTTGACGGTAAAACAGCCATCGCCATCAAAATAGCCCGCAAGCCATTTTCGGGGTGGATAATTTACCGTACGCGGCCCTTCGACCTTACGCAAATCACTGACCTTCTTACGAAAAGTCAGGACGCTCTGCTCAGTCTGCAACACAGGAGCTTCGTCAACCAGCTTTAACGCGCTAGCAGCAAAAGCGTGCTTGCAGACTAGATACCCCTTGAGGCGTTCGACGCATTTACGAGCCATACCGCCACGCATCGCAGCGTAGACATATTTCCCGTTCATACGTTCCCGTAGATACCCACCAAAGTTAGCGGTGTACGCTTCAGGCACCTCACGATACACAGCTCGCTGCGCTACCTCAACAACGAAGTCAGGTCGCGCACCTATTCGGCACCGCACGCCAATACTTCCATCGGCGTCCAGAAACCCAGCCATGTATTTATCACTTAGAGGCATCGTCTCTCGCTTGCATCGGGTTACCTCTCAGCTCCCCGTTATTCAGATCCGATATAACGCTGACCTCAGATCAGCTTACCGCTCCAGATCTCAGGAACGAATACGCCACCGGCTGCCGCACCCGAATAGGCAGGACTAGCGGCCGACCCCGAATACGGGGTGCCCTGGGTAACAGGCATAACATAACTCCTTCAGAAGCGCGTTTACTGGAAGACGCGTCCTTCGGAAGCAGCAGCTAGGATATCCGCCTCGATGCGGTCTTTATCCGCTTGTCGACTTCGGTACACACCACGCTGCACATCCCGATAGAACGCGCCGATTTCTCGGTTTGTCCACATGCGTCTCTCCGGGGAAGCGCCGCCGTTTGTACCTGAAGCCGCTGGGCGGCCGGGTGCAGCCAGTTCTTCAAGTCGCATCCGACCCGCCGGTGCAGAACCATTCTGCATGGTATGGGGCGAACCTCTTGAAACTGGCGGAGCGGTATGCTCTGCGAGATACGTTTTGAAAAAACGTCCAGTGCGGTTTGCATCGCCCTGGGCGTAGGCTTCACGGAGCAGCTCAAGTCGAGGCCGCGCCGAGAATTGGTCGATCTCCGATAACCATTGGAGATAACGAGGATCGTCGTTGAGCTGACGCCACCGGCCGGCAAGCTCGGGGTCCATGTCCAGCTGCGACATCACCGAATGCTGGGTCAGCGACACATCGTGGCGCTGCTGACCACCCTTCAGGTATTCAACCTCGGCTCTGAGCTGGCGTACTTCCTCGCTCGCCGCACCACCCACCCAACGCGACACCGCCTGCGGGAGATCGTCCCCCCACATCTCACGGTCTTCGTCGGTGATCTGGGGGGCGGCTGGGGGTGGTGGCGGCGGAGGTGCAGGCGCCGGGGCGTTCTGCATCGAGGTGATGAGATTTGTCAGGTTGCGGATCTGGCCGTAGAGCTGCGGCACCTCGGCGTCGTATTTGCCCTGGAGGGTGTTGAAGCGCTGCCGCCAGCTCTCGTCCTCGGGCTCGCGCACCGGGGCGCGCTGATCGTCCGGTTCCTGGTGCTCCGGTGGGGACGGGGGCGTCCCGTCCCCACCCTGCTCACGCTCCCCCTCAGGGGCGTCCGACACGTTGGCTGAACCCAGCTCGCGTGCCAGCTGGTCCGCCCGCTCCGCCTGCTCGCGCACCGCGCGCGGGATCGGAGAGGCGTATTCGTCGTTGCTTCGATTATCGGACATTGCCGTTGCCTACCGTCAGCGGCGCTGGTTTTCTGACAGCGTTAGCCCGCTGCCCCGTCGCCGCCGCTTCAATTGCGATCCACAAATCCCGCAAAGCCCGCGCATACCCGATGGCGTCGTCCCGCTTTGCGGGCTCGATATCGAGCGCTTGGTTCATCTGGTCGCGGGCGCGCTCAAGCAAGGCGTCGCGGAACATCACAAAATCCGCCGCATTCGCCAGATTGGCGCAGGCGTTGACGCCTTCGGTGCCGAGGTTGAGGCTCACCGGCGCCCCGCTCTGAACACACTCGGGCGCGGCAACCCGGTAACCCCCCAAGGATCGCCGAGGATCTGCGGGCCGTCCTTGCCGTAATGGCTAAGCGAGTGCGCCAGCTGGTCGCCGCCGCCGACTGTCGTCAGCCCGGCGCCGCGGCGGCCGGTGATATTGCCCAGATGCTCGGCTTTCAGGGGCTTATGGGTCGCCGCCGGCACCGTGCTAGAGACAAAGGCCTTTGCCATTGCCTATTACTCCTATAGTTACCCTAGACGCCGCCGACGCCGTAATCCGTCGCCGGCACCTTCATCGGGTTGAAGTCGGCGGTCAGTGACACCCTCGAACCCTTGGGGTAACTGCGCGAGCTACCGGTAGGGCCGCTACCGTCGCCGGAACCGCCGCCCTTAATCATCGGCGGGGTGCTCGTCGCCTGGAGCTTGTCGTCGCCCTCGGTACCAGTCTTGCTGCCGTATTCCTGTCGTTGTGCGTGTCCGTCAGCCATTGTACGGGGTTCCTTGCTGAAACGAGTTCATCGGTGGGGCGATGTCGCTGTGCTGCGACGGGGTGGCGGCGGGCGCCTGGGCGCCTTGGGCGCGGGAGGCGGAGGATGCCCCCTGCCCTCCCCTACCCGGCGGACCCTGCTGTTCCGGTTGATCTTGCGGCGACGGCCGGCCGAGCTGGCCTTGCATCGCGGCGCTGTGCGCCTGGAGGGCTATCTGCGCCTTCTGGAGATCCTGCTCGGCCTTGAGCTGCTGGGCAATTTCCTGGTCGTCCGGCACCACATCGTCCGGCATGCCGAGGTTCTGCGCCACTGAGCGAAGTACGCGTGCCCGCCCCGGCTTGCCGAGGATCGGCGCGTCGATCGGATTGGCGGTGATTTGCAGGAATTGAAGCTGCTTCTGGCGTTCCGTCTCTTTCTGGATAGCGACTTTGACGCCGCTGACGACAATCTGCTCCTCGCCTGACAGCATCCCGCTGTCGTCGGTGAGCATGATCATGTCGTAGACCGCGGTTAAAAGCCCCTTCATCACGTCGATGTCGACATTGGAGGCAACGGTCTGGAGGATTTTCGATGCGTTATTCATCAGCATCGACAAGCCAGAAGCAGTCCTACCGGCACCACCACTTAAACTTTCCCCCGTTGTGTAGCGGGGGATCGCGCTGATATCGTCGGCGATATTGGTGAATTGCTGGTAGATCGTCAGAAGTTCTTGCGCGTTGCTGGCGGGCTGGAAAAACGTGATGGGTTCGCGGGTGTTTGCCAGTGGGTCGTTGATGACGTGCCAGCGCTTCCAGGGGTACAGCTGGTCGGCGTTCTCGGTCGGGCTCAGACAATCGTCGTTGATGACGACCTGGGGTCCGCTAGACATACCCATGTTGTTGACCAGAGCACGCAGCGTCGCGTTGGCGACTTCTTGGATGTCTTCAAGGATATCCGGCAACCCGTGCCCGGCGACGGTGCCGGGGACTTTTTCAAAACTGGTGATGAAGTAAGGATGACGCTGGCGAGGACTTGGGTTGAGTTGGGTTTTGAGGACGTGGCGTCCAACCACCCAAGTCTGTACTGCGTAGTCTCGGTCCAGATCAGGGACCTGTTCAGCAGGTACACCCTGATCGAGGAGGATTTGTCCTTGTACGTTGCCATGATATTCTATGGCATCGATCATTTGGCTTTGGTTGAAGTTTGGATCTTCCCGGCCGGCGGCGAGGGCCGCCTCGGTGTCGGGTGAGTCCATCCAGTCCCGTAGCCCGTGCGCGTGGTCCTGCAAGGCGGCGCGGACTGCGTCCTGGTCATAACCGGGAAGCCCGAGGAGGTCGTTGAGGTCGGTGCGGGTCAGGCGCTTGCGCTCGATCACCTCGGCGTCTTCGATCCGCGACACGCCAGGGGTCCAGTAGATCGCAAAGGGATCGATGCGCTCCCAGAACATCTGGGGCGCTTGCTCCAGCACCGCCTTGCCATTATCCCAAGAGAGGCGCGGCACCATCCGCACCACCGGCCCCTTGATACAGGCAAAGGGGAACAGCGGGAGATCGGTTAAAAATTCCGCCAGCGCGTCGTAGAAATTACCCGCCTGGAGAAGGTCTTCAACCTTATCCCCGACTTGGTCGGCCTGCCGCATGGATTGCCGGCGGGCTGCTTGCTGGGCTTGGTAGAGAAGGTCCGAAACGCGCTGGTGGACTTGGTCCTCATCGATCGGCTGCCCACCCAGCTGCAGGTTCTGCACCTCCGCCTGGACCAGCTTCATAATGTCTTGCTTGACGTTCAGCGGCACCGGCGGGGCCGGTTGCGGCGCGATATCCCACGGCCGGTCGGGCCCGAGATACACGTCGCGGAGCAAAGAGTTGGCGCCGCGGCACTTTACCGCGACGACGCGGGCATAAACTTCCGAGCCGCCAAACCGCTTTATGTCGTGGAGTTTTGAAGGATCGTACTTGCCTTCAAACATGCGCTGGGCGCGCAGGAGGCGATCGTTGAGGTTGTTCTCGCCGCTATTGCGGGCGTTCCGCATAATCTGCCAGCGACTGCGAACAAATGCTCCCAGGTCCGCTGGTAGAGGATTTGGTCGGTTGCGTTCAGAGAGAGCGGCGAGGCGCTGGGCGTCTTGTTCGTCGAGCTGGGCCGGGCTGACCAGACGCACCAGCCCTGTTCCGCCGCGATTATACGACGGTGTCGACGAGCTGACGCCTGCCAGTGCCTGGGGCAACCTACCTCCGGCATGGGGATAGCATTCAGCCCTTACTATAGCCCCTATATTTAGTTATGCTTGTCGGTGAAACCTTGTCAACAGGTAGTTTGCACCATGCTCGACGAGCCAATCCACCGAGAGCTGGTCGACGATCACCAACAGCTCACCCAGTTTGTCACCGACTACGCCCAGGGGTTCTACGACTACGACGAAATCTGCACCCGCTACGGGTTCGTCAACCGAGCAGTGCTATTCCATTTCGTCCGCAGTAACGCAGCGCTTTCCCGGCTAATCAACCAGCACAAGACAGCCTATGAAAGCGACGACAATGTCGAGCGGCGAATACGCCAGAAAGCTGGGCTCGCGGTCGAGCGGGCAATCTCCACCATCGCCCACCTCGTAACGCAGACAGACACGCCCGTGGGGCAAAAGATCGAATGCTTTCATAAATTATTGCGGGCAGCGGGCACCGACGGGCCGCCGCCGGCACCGCTGCGGGCAGACCAGGGTGGTGGCGGAGGCACCGCCTTCAATTTGTCGATCGTCTTTAGCAACGGCGAGAATGTGGCGATCAGCACCAGGGGGCAGCAAAGACAGCCCGAGGGCGAGGTGCTGGAGCACGAGGGATGAAAATTGAGATGGTCTGTCCCGACTGCGGAGCGTCGCGGCTGCGCTGGCCCTACGAGGTGCGGCAACAGCAGGGGCCGCGCTGTAACGAGTGCAAAAAGAGTACTCGCGCCAGAGCGCAGATGACCACGCACGGTGCGAGGTTCCATCCACTCTACAACACCTGGAAAAACTTAAGACGGCGGATCAGCGACAAACACTTTAAAAATCACTACGGTCTAGATATAGACCCAGCTTGGCAGGACGTATGGGTCTTCATCGAATGGGCAACCGCCGCGGGGTGGAAACCAGGACTGAGCATCGAACGAATAGACAATAACCGAGGGTACTGGCCGGACAACTGTTGTTTTATTCCTTTTGGAGATCAAGCCAGACATACTAGCCGCAACACTATGAATTGGGGAATAGCTAACGAGATTAAAGAGCGGGTAGCCGCTGGGGAGGTTAAATTCCACGTAGCTAAAGCTATTGCTGAGAAATATAAAATACCCGTCGGCACTGTAGCAGCGGTAGCCTATAACAGAGCGTGGGTGTAATGGATCTTAGATACCAGCCCCCGCCCACCGTTGAAAAATTTATGCTTGACGGAGAGCATATTTTTAAAGTCTTAGTGGGTCCGATTGGCTCTGGGAAATCAATGGGTTGTATCATGGAGTTGCTTCGTCGAGCGAGCACTCAAAAACCCAACAACGGCATAAGATATACCCGATTTGCCCTCGTCCGCAACACCCTTCAACAACTACGCCAAACGGTACTCACTGACATCCAAAACTATCTAGGTCCAGTAGTTCATTACTATGTTACAGACAGCACCATACAACTACGTGGACCACTACCTGACGGCACTCAGCTACATTCGGATTGGATTTTAATTCCGCTCGACACAAAAGAAGACGTACGACGATTACTATCAACGCAATTAACGGGGGCTTGGATTAATGAGTTGCGCGAGGTTCCGATTGAAGTAGTATCGGGGATACTAGGACGCTTAGGACGCTATCCATCTAAGCTTATGGGCGGGCCGACATGGTTTGGCCTTCTGGGCGACACAAATCCATGGCCCGTAGATAGCCCCTATCATGATAGGTTCCTGTTAAACCCAGATCCGCGCTGGGCATTGTACCACCAGCCCTCAGGAATTGGTCCAGACGCGGAAAATGTCGAAAATCTTCCACCCGGATACTACGATAATTTAGCTGGCGACCGGGACGAGGGGTGGGTGCAGGTGCACGTCGAGAGCCAGTGGGGCACCAGCAACGCGGGCCAAGCGGTGTTCCGCCGGAGCTTCCACTCGCCGACGCATGTGCGCGACATCAGGGCGATCGTCAACCCGCACAAACCCCTGATGGTCGGCCTCGATTTTGGCCGCACCCCCTGCGCTCTCATAACTCAAGTCGACACGCAAGGGCGGTTGATCATCTACAAGGAAATCGTCACCGAGGGGATGGGGCTTCTCCAGATGGTGCAGGAGCACCTGAAACCGGCGCTCCTCCAGCCGCCGTTCGATGTCAACCGGGTGTTTATCGTGGGTGACCCCGCCGGCGCGCAGAAATCCCAGATCACCGAGGAAACCGCGTTCGACACCTTGAAAGGGGAGGGTTTCCTGGCCTACCCGGCGGCAACCAACAACATCGAGCCGCGGCTATTAGCGGTGGAACGCCTGTTCAGGACGACATTGATGGGCGAGCCGGCGATCCAGATCTCGCGCGAGGGCTGCCCCACCCTGATCCAGGCGCTGGGCAACCGGTACCGGTACCGCCGCAAGCGCGACGGGCAGTTTGAGGACATCCCCGAGAAGCTACACCCCTGGTCTGACGTGTGCGACGCGCTGCAATATGCGGCCCTCGGCACTCAGTCCAACTACACCGCCAGGGTGTTGCGGCGGGAACGACCGGCGATACGGGCGGAAGCGATGTCGGCGGCGGGGTGGACGTGACCGGATACGCCTGCCTACGACACCCACTTACCGGCGACATCTGGCTGCTCGACAGGAGAACAGGGAGAACGGCGATGGTGATGGGGAATGACGATATGAACTATATCAACCCGAACAAAGAAGACCCACCGCGGAGCGGAAGCGTCTACCAGAAGCAGGCCGAGCGGGTGTTCCGGTTGAAGCGGGATGTCACGGTGCCGGCGGGGACGGTGTTTGCCCGCGCCCCCCTGGAGCGCGGCGGGGTGGACAGAACCGAGGGGATCGTAGGGCTGGGGTCTGACGCCACAGCCTACCTAAACCTGCCGGTGCGCGTCGCCGAGATCGACGCCAAGGAGTGGTTTGAAGAGATCACTGGCAAACAGGAGGAGATGTCCGATGCCAATCAAGGGGACCCCGGCGCAGCGCAAGAAGCAGGTGTTTGACGAGTTCAAGGCCGGTACGCTCAACTCGGGCAAGAACGGACCTATAGTGAAGGACCGGAAACAGGCGATCGCCATCGCGCTGAGCGAGGCCAAACCCAGAAAGGGGACGAGGAAATAACATGACGATACCAGAGGTCAGACACTGCCTCGTGGCGCTAGCGAGCAGGATCGAGGCTGGCGAAGCTGGTGACCCGCAGGAGACCGCGGCGATCCTGCGATACCTCGCCGAGCAGACGCGGCGGGCGCCGCGGGGTAGCCGGCGTAATGTGGATGGGAGTGGGATACCGGCGCAGGACGACCCGCCGGAGCAACAAGCAGAAGCAGCAGAATAAGTGCTAGTCCTGGTCCCCCTTGAGCCGCAATAGCCGGCAGGTACGCTGCAAATACTCAAGCGCGGTAGCATAACTGACTACTAGGTCCATCTCGCGGTTTGCCAGGGCGGCGCCTAGCAGCCCCTCCAGGTCGGCAATTATGCTCTCGACGGCGCCGAGTTGCGGGTGGATCAGCATGAAAACTTGTGGGGGAGTGGGGGGAGGTCGAGTGGGGCGAGCATTTCCTGCCATAGGCGGGTGAGAGAGACGAGCTGATGCTCCGCGGTCATCCGGCCCGCCGCCACTTCGTGGCGGCTCCAGTCGTATTGATTACGAAAAAACTCGCACTTACGGGCGAGCATGTCGAAGAAAGCGAGGGTGGGTTGGCGGGGAACGGTGATAGTAGCGGGGGTGGACAACACACACTCTCCCCAGGTTCAGCCGCTGCACGAGTGCTCACACGGGGGAGTGACGCACCGGCAGCGATATGTTTACCGCTCACGGTAAGAGCTGTGTATGAACACGAGCCAGCTCCTATAGTTCCTATAAGCTTACAACCTGGGTAAAGGGTGTCAACCGTGACGAGCCGCAATACCGACATATTTGTCGGGCATTAGTAGAACTCAGGCACACATACTCGCCATAAGGTCGTGTTGACCTTATGCGCTCATTCTTATAGCAATGTATGCCACTGCACGAGCGTGCGAGGGGAGGGTGTTAATAGATTATCGGCGGTTCACCTCGGGGGGCCGCCCTGGCTTGTGGTGTGCATATACTACTTACCTCCCGAACAACCCTTGTTGCGTTTATATGTAAGGCATTGCCTGTGGCCGAGTCAATATCTTCTACAGGAAAATCTCGTCGAGGGCGGGGGCGCCCTCGGATGAACGCGGTGGCGCAGCACTTTACGATGCCGCCGGCAATGTCGATGGCGATCGATCGGTGGATTGCCGCTCAACCGGAGGAGCCCGTACCCACACGAGGAGGGCTATCGCCCTCGGCCACGAGGAAAATATCGAGGCCAGAGGCCATCAGGCGGTTGCTGGTGCGGGCTCTCACGCTTGATACTCCTCCTTAGGCTCGTCGCTCGCCCCTCCCTCGTCGCCTTGCCCAAACTGGGGGGGTTGATAATAGTCGTAGACCTGGATCAGCACGTCCGAGGGGACGATGTAGCGCTCCTTGATGGCGCTGGCGCGGCGCTGCTCGATATTGCCGTCGCGGTAGCGGGTCTCGATGGAGAGGTTGCCCTCGGCGATGTGCAGGTTCAAGACGGCGTCGACCGTGGGGATGGACATGTGCAAGTGCTTGGCGACCTGGGGGCGCGTCGGGAACGGCCGGGGGCCACCGCGCGCCTTGTGGAGCTGCACGATGAATGCCAGCAGCTTGGCGGCCTGCCGCGGCGGACGGCAGATCTTCTCGTCGATCGCCATGAGAAACTGAACGAACTCCTCGACCACCTCCGGCTTGGGTCTGTGGCCGATGCGCTTGGGCCGGAAAGACCCGCTGGGGGACTTCTCCTTAAGGTTGACCACCGTGCAGCCCCTCTTATTTTATCCACAGGGTCAGGCGCCGGATGGCGCGGCCTGTGTATAACCATGTATAGTAGTGCTAGTTACCCTATGCAAGGGCTTATATAGGTTAATTACCCTAGAGTGCGGCAGGGTGCCGCACCTCGCAGACGGTCGGTAACACCCTCAGGTTGCTTACCGTTTAATTTCGATAGCAATGCTAGTTACCTGAGATGTAATCCTGCTTACGAGCACCCCTGCATAATGAGAGAGGTGTTCCACCGCAGCCGCGGCAGCGGGTCCGACCGTTCACTTTGTCGATTGCCGGAGGGCCATCCTCGACCCAGCAGACCTCACCGCCCCGGCAGGTGGCGGGGCGCACACGGGCGCGGTGCTCGCGATACGAGGCGAAGAGGAGTAACTCGTCCTCTTCATAATAACGGTCGCCACGATAGTAATGTGTCACTGTTCATTATCCCTAGTGTTAGTGACACTCGCCACCCGCAGCAATATTGCTATAACCGGAATGCTCACATGCTGCATCGCAGCATTAGTAGATGACACACGCTGCGGTATGATTATCGACGGACACCATCCGGCACAACGTAACAGATTGATTTGTCGAGATTGACGCAGTGCAGCAGAAGGAGGATTGTTGTCGTTGGATGGAGTCATAAAAAGGCCTACCATCACCCAGGGGATAAGTGATGGTAGGCAAGTTTAGCGGAATTGGCCGGCTTCACGGCTCGGCTATCGACGATCGAGCAGGGAGAACGGCACCTGGGCGCTGGAGCCGTCGGCGGGGCGGTACTGGCGCAGCCGGTGGGTCAAGGACCGGATCTTGATCCCTAGGCGGGCCGCGGCCTCGGCACGGGGGATGATCCGGGTTTTACCCGCCACCTGCTCGACGATCTGGACGCGGGCATTGACAGCGGCGCTAGCCGCCTGCTCGGCGGCCCGGTCGCGCGGCGGGTGGGGAACGAGCCCGAGGGCCTGCTCGGTGGGCCAGCCGTGGTCGAGGCGCCACGCCAGCACCCGCCGGTCGAGACCCAGCTCCTGCGACCAGCGCAGGATCGACTGGGTCTTACCGAGGGCGGTCAGCAGGCGGGGGGCGTAGCGGGGGCGAGGAGGTGGGGCTACGAGCTGGGGGGCCTCGGAAATCGTTTCTGGAGCCGCTAGGGGGGGTAGAACGGGTTTTGGGGTGTCCCAGGGCGGGGAAACCTTCTGGCCCGCTGGCGGGCTTTGGGGAGCATCTACGGGCCCACCCGCGAGGGAGCGAGCGAGCCGGCTGAGGGATGACGAGGGCATGGGTGCTACGTAGCACCCCTATAGCCTCTCGGCAAGGGGTCGTATTCCCAGCTTCAATTCGTACAAGCGGATCCGCACCTGTTGGCCGGGTACCCGGTACTTTCGCAGCCGCTTCGTCAGCGTTTCAGGCTTACACCCCAATTGTGCTGCGGCCTCACGACGTGTCAGTACCCGCTTACCGGCGACGACCAACACGTTTGAAGTGGTAGTAAAATCAACCAAAGCAGCCGTCGGTGGCGGGGCACGCCCGATAATTGCTTCTGGCGGCCATCCCTGATGAAACCGAAAGGCCAGCGTAGAGCGGGCAATACCTGTCTCACGCATCCAAGCGCGCAGCGACTGCGTGCGGGCACCCACCGTCAGCAAGTTCACGTCGAGACGAGTCGCCGGATACCAGTTCAAGCAGCGATTTGGTGCTGTCTGGCGTAAGTATTCTACGGCGTAATGTTCATATTGCAACAAGACTTCAGGGTCGGCGACCGGTATTTCATATAATATATGGAAATCCCAATCGTCCGCATCCGACGATAAGTGTTCCCGCATCTGAGGCAAGTGAGTGAATTTAGTATTAAGGGTGTGCCGCCACTTCTTCCGCCTATCGTTTAAATTCTTCGATGACCCAATGTACACTACGCCGGAAGACTTATGGCGGAGAGCGTATATACCGGCTGGCATGGATGCATCGTAGCAGCACTATAGGCTCCCAGCAACATTGTCGTGTGACCGAACTACCTAACCCGGCCGGGTGGCGGCGAGGCCTTGTCCACATCCCTCCCCCGGTGGGCAGGGTCAGGTCGAAGGTAAGGTAATACATAGCGTGGGCAGCGTGTACTGAATAGGCCGAATGGTGTTAGGTCTGACAGGCCTCGAGGACTGGCGCGGATGCTTGCTCGACCGGGCGCAGACGCCTATGTGGCGGAGGCATACTCCGCCATTGATCCCTAGGATATCAGTAGGTTAGGCGCCGATAGGCCTGCCGGCCTTTATTTCAACCCAACAATTCGGCGGAGAATGTCGAGCGATTTCAATATCCCATACACCACTCACACTTGAAGTCAAACGAGGTGTATGTGATTTTCATTAAAGACATCAATCCGATACAATACGAAAATACATCACATACACCATATACAGGCATTTCAAAGGATCCCCTACGCGCGAGGAAAAATTTTTTTCGATTTCACCTACTCTCCCCCTGGGGGAGCTATCGAAAATGATGTATTTGCTGTATGTGATGTATGTGCCCCCAGGTCGCCGCGCCTCAGCTAACCCATTGACGCCCTACAGATAAAACCCCGATTTTTGCCCTAAATCGGATCACATACACTTCCCCACCCTCGACCTATTTCACAAAATATATTGCTGTACTTTGCTAGCTGTATTGCCATCCCCTAAAGGGTAAGCGCACAAGGGGTACTGGTCTTCCATAGAAGACAAACAGGCCTGCTAGTTTCCCTCCCTTTTCTTGATAATTCCGGCCGTGGCACACCTGCTTGCCATGCGACAACCTGCCGCATCATAGTGGTGCATATAAGCCCTATAGCCACTTGACGACGTAGCGCAGCGCTACTATCTTCCCATCACCGTCGTCAATCGACGCCGGCTTTTACTTAGGGCTGAAATGAACCCGTCGATCATCTACCGCGTCGAAAGGGGCACGCGCAAACCTTGTGGCACCGTGACCTTCACCACGTGGCGCGAGTATGACACTGAGGCCGCCGCCAACGACACTGCCACCCAGCTGTGTCAGGTTCCCGGCTTCACTTCCCGCATCGTCATAACGAGCGGCTCCCCCGGCGCAGCCGGGTTAGCCTGAAAAGAAGGCTGAACCATGTTCCTGCTACCGATCGGCATCATCGTCCTGTTCGTCGCGTTGCTGGCGGCAGGTTTCTTCCTCGCCACCCTGGAGGGCTGACCATGATTAAGAGCAAATTGCGTACCCGCGAGCGTCTGGCCGCAACCTGGGCCCTGAAGGCGCCGCAGGTGTTCCCGCTGCTAGGCGACGGCTACCTCGCATCGAGCGTCACGCGTCCGCTGCGCGGCGGGCCCGATAGCTACCTGGGCCGCAATCGTTTCGGACAGTGGCGGCAGGTGCTGATCGTCCCCAGCCGCGAGGCGCTGGTCGACGCGCGTTACCGGGACTGGCTGGCGCAGCGGGATCAGGGGAGGATCGCAGCATGACCGGCTATCGCTACAGCTTACGCTCCGACTACCTCAACGAGTGGCTCAATATGTGGTCCGGTAGGAGCCGCCCCCTCGTCTCTCGTCGCGTTACCCGCCTACGCTAGATTTCACCGCGCGCCACGCCGGGACAATAACAACAACCCGGCGTGTTGCGGTGCAACCTTACGATCGACACCTAATCCGCACCAGAGGGCTGAACCATGATCGACCTTGCGGACATTGCAAAGAGTTTGATTGCCGACTTGCTCGACGATGCGAGCCTCGACCTCGCTGCGCTGCGCGAAGGCGTCTACAAGCGATCGTTCGACGCTGCGGAGAGCGCCTGCATCTACACCCACGCCTGCGCCGACATCATCGCCCATTACGAGAGCGATCCCCGCGCCGATACCGAGGGCGCCGACGATGGTGCCACCTACCAGCCGTCGCGGCATCGCGAGGCGATGCAGCACTACGCGCATTTTATTGCCCGTTCGATCATCGAGGCTGAGGCGTTTGCGCTGGTTGACGAGCTGGACGAGGCGCAGGAACACCTCGTCGATGCTCTCGCGCCCCTCGTCGATGCTGACGAGAGCGACTATCGCCTCTCGCGCGACTGCCCGCACGGCTGGGCGGCGCACGATCGCGAGGACGGGCCGGAGCTGAGCGACAGGCATGGTGCGTGTTACTGGGTCTCGCACCAACTCGACGGCTGCAACGCCGTGGCGGTGCCAGCCGCCGGCGTCTGGTTGTCGTACACCTGGGAGCCGGCGAGGGCTGCAGCATGACACCTGACGAACTACGTGCTGCACTGGACCGCCTGGGGTACACCCAGTCGGCCTTTGCCGAACGCATCGGCGTGCACCGCCTCACCGTGTTGCACTGGCTCGACGGCACCTACAAGGTGCCGCGCTGGGTGGGTGTGATAATCGAACTTTTAGACGAGAGGGCTGAAAAGTGAGTGAGAACATCCTAAGCGCAACGGATCGCAACGCACGAGCCTGCGAGGTATGCCTGCGCGAAGTACAGAGCGAACTAGCGGACATGCG